AAGCAGAATCAGAAGCCAAAGCAGCTGCAGAAGCTGCAGCAAAAGCAGAAGCAGAAGCAAAGGCAGCCGCTGAAGCAGCGGCTAAAGCAGAAGCAGATAGAGTTGCTGCTGAGGAAGCAGCAGCTAAGGCAGAGGCAGATCGTGTAGCAGCAGAAGAGGCTGCAGCAAAAGCAGAGCAAGAGGCTAAAGAGCAAGCGGAAGCAGATGCAAAAGCAGAAGCAGATAGATTAGAAGCAGAAGCAGAGGCTGCAAGAGAAGCTGAAGAGCAAGCAAAGGCAGAAGCCGAAGCTAAGGCACAAGAAGAAGCAAACGCTAAAGCAGAAGCAGAAGCAAAGCAAGCAGAAGCAGATAGATTAAAGGCGGAGGCGGAAGCAAAAGAAGCAGAGAAAGAAGCCCTTGATAAAGCAATAGAAGATGCTAAAGAAGGTAAAGAATTAACTGAAGAACAAAAAGATGCAGTAGTTGAAAGTCTTATTGAAGATCTAAAGCCAGGAGAAGCAGTAAGTTCTGCAGATATTAAAGCATCTGGAATTGAATATAAAGATCTTCCACCTGCAACACCAGTAGATGTTAGAACAGATGAAAATGGAAATGCAGTTGTAATTACTGCAGAAGTTGCAGCACAGGTAGAGTTACTTCAAAATCCAGGTGCATTAGTAGAGGAATTATTTACAAATCCAGCAGCAGCATTGGCTGCATTTGGAAGCATAGGTGCAGATATGTCTGATGAAGAAAGAGAAGAGGCAACAGATATGGTTGTTGCTACAGTAGTTGCAGCAGGTGCTGCAATTAACGCAGCAGCCGTTGCCACAGGAGGAGCCACAGGAGGTGGCACAGGAGGCGGAGGAAGTTCTGGAGGAGGTGGCGCTTCAGGTGCCAATTCACCAGGTTCACGAGGAGGTAGAAAATGGTAAGAATACTAAAAAATATAATCAAGGATCTAATTGATCAAGCTTGGACCCTTCTTGGTATGTTCATTGCTTGGGTCGTTTTAGACGGCAGTGCAAAAACTATAGTAGGTTATGGAATTATAGCCACAACAGCTCTATGGGTAGTTACAAGCCCTGCTAGAAATAAAGACTCAGAATAGGGTATAATAGGGGTATGAGGAAATTAATCACTATTGCCCTATCTGGGCTATTAATGCTATCATTAACTGGATGCGATTCTTTAAACAGATACCGCTATCCTTGTCAGGACCCTGCAAATTGGGAACTTTCAGAATGTAATCCTCCAGAATGTGAAGCCTCACAGACTTGTACAAAAGATGTAATAAAAGTTACACCTACTACACCAGAACAGGAAATAACAAATGGCTAAAGAAAGATTGACGGCTGCAGACTTAGATGCTCGATTAAAGTTTATTCTAGGAATAACTCTTGGAAGCATTTTGTTCCTAACAGCACTTGGAATTATTTATGGGTTGTTGTTCGTAACACAGCCTATCGGTGCTCAGTCAGAAAATGATAAAATGTTTTTTAATGTTCTAGGTAGCATTGCAACATTTATTACAGGAACATTAGCTGGTATCCTTATTGGAAACTCAGGAGCTAAAGATATTATGGCAGCCCAACTTCAAAACAAAGAGATGGATGCAAAGAATACACAGGCGGATAAAAAGCTTGAAGCAGAGATTGATGCAACTGCTGCACGTTTGGCAGCAAAGCCAGACGGAGCAATGCCAGAAGCTCAACCAGTTGATGAAGATTGGGATAAGTAATCATGGCAGATTCAGCTAAAAGAACACTACTAAAAACAGCAAGCTGGGAAACATTTCATCTAGTTGGAGTTGCTGGAGTAATTTATTTATTTACTGGTGAATGGGAATACGCAAGTCTTGGAGCCCTACTGTATATAGGTTGGGAAGCACTAGGCTACTTTCTTCACGAAAGAGTCTGGGTAAAATTTGGGAATAAGGTGAAGTAATGGCAGATCAAGGAACAGCAGCACGTCTTATTGAAGTTGCTACAGCAGAAGTAGGAACCATTGAGGGTCCGAAAGATAACGAAACTAAATACGGTGCTTTTATGAAAGCAAACTTTCAGCCATGGTGCGGAAGTTTTGTTAACTGGTGTGCAAACGAAGCTGGAGTAAAAATTCCTAACACTGTTTATACACCAAGCGGTGCACAAGCATTTAAGAAAGCTGGTCAATGGATTGATGGAGATATTGCAGATCCAGAACCAGGAGATATTGCCTATTTTGATTTCCCATCAGATGGCGTCGATAGAATTTCTCACGTTGGAATTGTTGTAAAAGACAATGAAGACGGAACTGTATGGTGTATTGAAGGAAATACTACTTCAAAGAAAAAGGGAAGCCAGCGAAATGGCGGAGAGACCTGCAAACAACTTCGTGCTTTCAAGAAAAACAAAGCAGGCGTAATGATTTCAATCGTAGGATTTGGTCGTCCAAAGTTTAAGGCTGCGGGTGAAACACCTACAACAAAGACTAAAGCAGAAAAAACATCCACTGCAAAGTGCCCTACTTGCGGTAAGTAAATGAATACATACAGAGTCAAAATAGAGATTGATGCAGAAGTAGAGGCATTCTCTTCAGAAGACGCTGTAGATTATGCTAATGATATATTCGGCATAGACGATGAAGTTAAAAATGTTAAAGTTGTTAGTGTAAAGGAAAAATAATATGGCAAAAGAAGGCTACAGGCCAACATCTGGAATGCAATCAGCAGCACGTCGTGCCATAAAGTTAAAAGAGCAGGGAAAAGCTAAAGGCGCAGGAACTGCAGTAGGCTGGACTCGTGCAGGACAACTAGCTCGTGGCGAAACATTAAGCTTGTCTACTGTTAAAAGAATGTATTCATTCTTCTCACGCCATGAAGTAGATAAAAAAGGAAAAGATTGGGATAATGCAGAAAACCCTTCAAACGGGAAAATTATGTGGCTTGCTTGGGGTGGAGACGCAGGATTTTCCTGGTCTAGAAAAATTGTTGAAAGAGAGAAAAATATGAAAAAGTCATTAGAATTAAATGAAATTGTAGAAGAGATTAAAGATATGTTTGATGATGTGGTAAATCCCATCACAAAAGCTGTAGAAATTGAAATTGAAGAAGAAGACGAAGAAGATGACATGGAGACTACAGAGGGCTGTGATTGTGAAGGCTGCAAGGAGTGTAAGGCTAATGGTGGATGTGTTAGCAAAATGTGCAGTGGTCATAAAAAGGTAGAAAAGTCAGACACTCTTACAGATGAAGAAGTTTCTAAGTCGTATGAATCAGATAATGAAGAAGAAGATAAATGGGATAATATGGAAAAAGCCTGCTGGTCTGGATACACTCAAAGAGGTATGAAAGAAAAGGGTGGCAGAATGGTTCCAAATTGTGTGCCTGTTGAAAAGGCTTATGACGTAGAAGACAAAGAAGAGCCTAAAATTAAAAAGTCCATATTCAGTGGAACTTTTCTTAAATAAGTATTGACATAGCCGCAGATTTTACTGTATAATATATATCAGTGGGATGCTGCGGTTTATGTTTAAGGAATAATGTTAAATCTAACAGAACTAGGTGTCGAAGTCTTTATCAAGAAGGCCAAGAATATCACCCCATTTTGGGACAATTACGATCTAGTAATTTGGAAAAAAGATATTAACGGATTTACAAATGTAAAGGGCATGTTCAAAGAGAACACATGGGGGACAGCAGAAAGAATTTCTGTTGACAGTAACGGAATATGGAAGTTGCCCACAAAGCATGTCAAACATTTTAAATGATTTAGGCATAGATGAAGATGATCTAGATTGGTTCCATCTTGCAATATGCAGAGGCATGGACACAAATCTATTTTATGAAAAATACGAGTCTGATGCTAATATAGCAAGAAACATAGACGAGATGTGTTTTAGTTGTCCAGTAATGAAAATGTGTTATGAATCTGGTACAGATAATAATGAATATGGAGTATGGGGCGGAGTATATTTAAGTTCAGGTTCAATAGATAGATCCAAGAATTTACACAAAACAGCAGAAGACTGGAAGAGGTTAAAGAAGAAAAATGTTTATTAATAAAAAAGATATAAATGAGCATTTTAAATACGGAGTAAATGAATGGACTGGCGAACCAAACAAACCTGTTTTTTATACTGAAGAAATGAAGAAGGCAGTCCATCAAGTAAAGAAGCCACCGATGCTTCTTATGGACATAGTAATGTATCCACAGTTTTTAGCGTTAAGACTGTATGAAGATAATTTTTTACAATTCGAAGGAGCCAAAAAAGAAATGGTTATTGATTATGTAGGAAAGGTCAAGCGATTGCTTGAGTCATACGGAGTAAGATGCGAGCTGGAGGGCAAGCCTAGTGAAAGAATACTATGATGTGGTTCATGTTGTATACATCCATTCAGAGCAATGTCACGGTACTGTTGAAAAACTTGGTGCGTTTGCATCAACGGTTAACTACAATAAGGATGGCATGGAGTACAGCGAATTAATGGAAAATGAAGAGTTTAGCATCATTGATGAGATAATCTTTAAACATATTGAGGAATCAGAATAATGGAAAAAATATTATGCTATAGCTGTAATAAGTCTAAAAACAAGCTAGAGGTAAAGAAGTCAGTTCTTTTGCCAATTAATTTACTTATTTGTGAAACATGTTTTTCTTCTAAATTTGAGCCACGTTGGGTAATTATATTGGCTGGAAGATCTTCTGGTCCAGATCACGTAAAAGAATACATTGTAAAAAGACGTTATGTTGGTAACGAAATTACCGCTTCGGAGCTTTTAATTTAGTCAACCGTTTTAAATTATAATTTTAAGTCGAGTATAATTAGTTTATTATGAGTATTCTTGAATGGATTGTGCTTTCTGCTGCCGCCGCTTCTGGCCTAGGATACTTTGGCAATAAATTTTTTAAGCTTTTTAAGACCTGGTTTCAATTTATTCAGGACTGGAATGGCACTGAAGATCGTCCAGGAGTTGTAGAAAGATTAGAACTCGGACACCTTAGATTTGAACATTTAGACGAAGAAATAAGAATTATTAAAGCTGAACTATTTAATAATCATGGCACCTCATTGAGGGATGCAATTGATAGAATTGAAAAAAATACCTCTAAATAACCTACTTGCACATCGAATTTTAAAATAGTATACTAGGTTATATGACCTGCATAGTAGCTCTAATCCATGAAAATAAAGTCCTCTTGGGGGGCGATGCTGCTGCATCAGATGATAAGTCTGGATTAATTTTTCAGCGCACAGACCCAAAAGTTTTTAAAGTAGGTCAGTTCGGAATAGGATTTGTTGATAGTTTTAGAATGGGACAAATTTTGCAATATGACTGGACACCACCAGTTTACAAACCAACTGCTGGATTCAGAAACTTAGATAAATTTATAAGAACAAAATTTGTAGAGTCAATTAAAGATTCATTTAAAGAACACGGTTACGGAAACTTTGGATCTGGAACTGAAGACGGCGATGAAGGCGGAATATTTTTAATAGCAGTTCAAGGCGCTGGAAGAATTTTTACAATGGATTCAGACTTTCATATAGGCGAAGCAGATGTTCAATACATGGCTGAAGGTGCTGGGCAGGAACTAGCACTTGGTTCATTGTTTTCAACTGGATTAATAAAGACTCCACGCAAGCGTGTTAGAATGGCTTTAGAAGCTGCAGCAAAGTTTAATATGAGCGTAAGGCCTCCCTTTACAATTATAGAAGTCTAGAGTATAATAGATTTATGAAATGGGTTAATCGTTTAGCAGCTACCCTAATTGGATTAATTGGTATTGGGGTTGTAAGAGAGTTTTTTAACAGATACGACGTTTTGGTATTTGATAAAAATGATATAGAAGAGGCTAGGCAAGAGCAGGAAAACCCTGTCTCTAATCCAGTAGACTTGCGTGGAACTCCTACTCACGCTTGTGTTTGTGGATCAATTCATTTTTATGTAAGGGCTATCTTTGACGATTATGAGATTGCAACTTATTTTTTAGATATGCAGTGCGTTGAGTGTGGAGCTTTATTGACAGCCCCTACTCCATTAGACAGAGAGATAACAGAGTGAGAAAATCAGACAGAATTAGACTGCTTGAAATGGAAATGCTAAGAATGCAATTTCAGATAGAATATTTAAACACAGCAGTTAGACTTTTATTAGATGAAAATAAAGTCACGGGTCCAGAAATGGACGCTGGTAAGTGGTATAACGCTAAATTAAATAAAGATAAGTAGGCTATTGACAATCCTTCTTGTATTTAGTATTATATAGTCTATGAATAAAAAAATACTAGTGGGCCTAATTGCCCTTACACTATCTATACCATCAATATCGCATGCAAACGTAAAGAACAGGACCGTATCGGCTCCGACCCTTGCAATTCTTGATACTGCGTTAGACACTTCTATCCCAGCTATTAAAGAAAAACTTGTATATGAGGTTTGTATACTAGAGTGGACAACCTGTCCTAATGGAAAATCTTTTATGGAAGGTCCAGGATCAGCTTTCTTGCCTTTAGCATCTATTACAAAAAACGGATTTGATCATGGAACTCAAATGGCTTCTGCAGCAATTTCTGCAAATCCAAACATGAACATAGTTTTTGTTAGAATTATCGGGCAGAATGTTAATGGTGACAGACAAATTACAACAGAAAAAACAGTTTATTCTGCTTTAGACTGGGTGTATGCCAATAAAGATAAATTTAATATTAAGGCAGTGTCTATGTCTATGGGAGACTCTACTAGAGCATCAGGACAAAACTACTGTCCGTCTACCCCAACTACACAGCAATCAATTAAGAACCTATTGTCTGTTGATATTCCAACCTTTTTCCCTACAGGAAATGGTCGTGACTATTCAAGAATTGACTGGCCATCTTGCATACCAGAATCCTTTGCTATTGGATCTGGTTCTAGAAACGGAATTGATCTAATTAGTAACTCTGACCAATCTCTAACAGATTTCTATTCTGTCGGTAACGCAAGAGTTACAGTGCCAGGAAATATTGTTAGAAATGCTGCTGGAACCTCTGTCTCTGCTCAAATTGCAGCAGCACAATGGCTTACATTAAAGCAAACTTATCCACAGTATACGGTTAAGCAAATTTCTGACTTAATCCATAAGACTTCTGTTAAAATTAACAGGGGCAAGAAGTTCCCAAACTCGTTTGGCAACCTGTTTGACCTAAGTAAGGCAATCAATGGATAAGCAAATGACAGTGCTTGAGTCTATCGTACAAGATGTAGCAAAGGCCCTTTTTCAAAAATGGGCTAATGCTCTTCCTGAGGACCAACAATCAGAAGAAACTATCTCTAATTTAAATAAGAATGCTACAGAGTCTACATATTTTGTAGTTAAAATGTTTATGGATAAGTTTAATGAAGCAGCAGATGACCTTAAGGACAAAAATTGATAGTAACAGACCAAAGTTTTGCTCAAGTTATTGAGTCTAACAGCTTAGTCCTTATAGATTTCTGGGCTGATTGGTGTGGTCCATGTAAAAGAGTTTCTCCAATATTAGATGAAATCTCTGAAGAGACTGGCTTGCTAATTGGTAAGTTAAATATTGATGAACATCCAGAAAAAACTCAGGAATACTCTGTACACTCGATACCAACTATGGTATTATTTAAGGATGGAAACCCAGTCCACACAGTGCTTGGCGCAAAACCTAAGCACGTTCTTTTAAAGGAGCTATCGGAATGGATCTAACATTTAATGAATGGATTACATACGGCATAGAAAAAGGTTGGTGCGGACCACCTGTATGTTCTACACATGACGGACTACCAATGTCTGAACAAGAAGACAGGGATTTTGATGAAGGTCAGGATCCATGCATTCATATTGTTCGAATGTACGAAGACATTGAAATGAAAAAAAGTATCGAAGAGAGCCACTCTCCGTCACAATGGCGGAACTCGTACACAAAATAGAATTCCACGCTCATCTAGAGGTGGATAAATTAAGGAGAAAAAAATAAATGAAGTCATTTAAGAAAGTATCGCTAATCATCGCTGCAGCCCTGACTAGCACAATGCTTGTATCGCCAGCAGCTCAGGCTAATGCTGGAACTGTTACCCTAACGGTAGCGGGATCTGCAGCAACAGGTGGAACAGTAGCAACAACTCCTGTTTCATTGCCAGTCCCAGCAGATAACAGTATCGATGCAGCAGATGCATTGAAGATTGCCGTAACAGGCGTTGATACTGGAACATCAGTAACAGCAGTTGCAACTAATGCAACAATTGTTCCTGCTCTAGCAACATCAACAGCACCAGTAACTGCTTCAAATGGAACATCAACACTTTCAATTGCAACTGGAACTGGAACAGCAGCAGACTTTTTTGTATACACTAAGTCTACAGCAGTAGGAACAGTAGCAATTACTCGTGCTGGAACTACAACAGTTTACTATGTGCAGGGTTCAAACTCAGCAGCAACAGCAAACTCTATTACACTATCTGCTCCAGCATCAGGTGCAGCAGGTACATCACAGGTCCTTAAGGTATCTGCATTTGACGTATTTGGTAACCCAAAGAGCGGTGTAACAATTAATACTCTAGTATCTTCAAATGGTATTGCAACAGCAACAGCACTTGTAACAGATACAGCAACAGCAACAATTGGAACAAAGGAACAAACAATTACACTTCCTGCTTCTGGTTCAGTTACTGTTACAGCATACGCAACAGTAGCATCAGCCGTAACAGGCTTAGCAGCACCAGTAGGTTCTGTTGTTGCAACAGTTGCAGTTCGTGATCTTGCAGGAGAGCTTGCATCAGTTACATCACGACTAGCAATCGCTAACGCAGAACTTGCAGCAGAAAAGGCTGGACGTGCAGCAGACAAGCTAGCATCAGATAAAGCTATCGCAGATGCAGCAGCTAAGCTTGCAACCGATAAGGCAGCAGCAGATCTTGCTAAGGCCACCTACATTGCAGAGTATAATGCTCTAGCAAAGAAGTGGAATGCAAAGAATCCACGTGCTAAGGTCAAGCTAAAGAAGTAATTCTTTATATTGTTCGTGGGGCAGGGGAAACCTTGCCCCATTGACATATAAATGCTAGAATATACTTATGGAATACATAGAAGATGCTATAAGAGAAAAAATAGCAGACGAAATTAGGTATTTAGAATTACCATATGAATGGAAGCCTAACGAAGTTATTAGATACATCGTTAGAAAAATAGAAAGGCAGTAAATGTTTAATAAACTAAGACTATGGATCCTTGAGCAACAGGTAAAGACTATTGTTGCATCAGATTCAGCAAATGAAAAGCAAGTGTCAGCACCTAAGAAGAAGGTTGCAAAGAAGCAGGCACCTAAGAAAAAGGCTCCAGCAAAGAAGCCTGTAAAAAAGACAGTTAAAAAGACAACTAAAAAGAAGTAATGAACTTAGAAGATATATGTGAGATGGCGGGTTGCTCTAATAAGGCAACTCGTATCACAAGTACAGAAACAAAGTATGTAGTTGTTTGTGAAAAATGCTGGCACGATAGATACAGGAAATGATCAAAAAAGAAGTTAAGGAAATCTCAAAAGGTGTATATTATATAAAACAATATATATCTAAAGAAACTGCGGAAACTTTATCAAAATATTTAAGCTCTGATCCAATAAATACGTTAAATAAAACAAATGCTTTTGAGGTTTATGGTGGACTTTCTGGTTCAAAATTAAGCAACCCAGGAATTGTTTTTGGATATGGCCAGAGCGGAAACTACAACATAGCCATAGACATATCAACATTCATTCTTTTTTCAATTAATGAATTAGTTAGTGATTATTTTAAAGGCAAACATCAAGTTAAGAATTGGTTCTTCAGTTGTATGAAAACTGGTTCCTCAAATCCAACTCACACAGACAACTATATGATTAATGATAATAATGAACCCGTCATTAACCCAGAGTTTGCTTTTGATAAATCTGCAATTTTATATTTAAACGATAATTATGTTGGGGGAGAATTATTTTTTCCTAATCAAAACCTATTAGTTAAACCAGAAATAGGAGACCTAATATTTTTTGAAGGAGATTTAAATAAACCACATGAAGTAAAAAAGGTTACTGATGGAGAAAGACATGCTTTTATTACTTTTTATGAACCAGAAGGGTATTTAGCGGACAATGCAAATATTAGCAAATAAGATATTTGTTATGGAAAACTTTCTATCACCCGAAACGTGTGATTTTTTATCAGATAGTTTTTCTAAAAACCTAGTGGATAGTCCTAGCTGGGAGAATGGGTCTGGAGATTATTCTGCTGGATCCAGTAAAGATTTTTGGGGAAAGGGTATGTCTGCTGGTCCAGCATATACTTATTCTCATAGAAAAGAAGAGATATCTGCAACCAATAAGATGCTTCCATATGACGGATATAATGACCTGGCTAAAGATTTATTAACAGGGGCTGCTCTTTTACAGGAAAAAGCAGTGGCAAATATATTTAAAAAAGATATTTATCTCAAGCATATGATGTATTGCTATATGCGTTCTGGAGCTGAAAACAAGCTTCATCACGACAACTGGCTAGATGATCAAGTAAACGATCACTCTGGCCTGCTATACCTAAACGATGACTACGAGGGCGGTCTTTTACAGTTCCCAAACGAGAACATATCTTTGAAGCCAAAGAAGGGCACATTTATATGCTTTATTGGAGACGACACCTTGCCACATGAGGTTACAAAAATTACTTCTGGGCACAGGGTAAACCTCATATCCTTCTATTCTATTAGGTAGATTGTGCTTCTTCTAAGAAAAAATGCTATAATATCTTTAATAGATGGTATTCTAGACCCATCTAAATACAAACCTATAGGAGAAATAAAATGACAGACGGTATCAACTTGGATGGCTTTACAGCAAATCGCAAGCCAGCAGGAACAAATGACATCAACGCAACTGGAGATTATTCACCAGCAACTGGATCATTCCCAGCAGCTAAGGATGTTTCATCTCAGGATGGCGCAGGGCTCGGAAACAACGGTAAGTAACATGTGCGTAGAGTGCGGATGTGAATCACTCGGAAGCGAGACTGGTATTGCAAATATCCCAGGAGGCATATTAGATGTTTCTAGGGATGGAGAAGCAGGACTAACACTAAACATGACTGCAACTCCAGAACAAAGAGAAAACTTTATTAATGAGTAATAATGGCACTGGTATGGATACTCCGCCAAATAATCAACCATCTGGCGCAGTAACTTCACAAGAAGCAACAAGAAAAAATCCTTCACAGGGAAAGTTTAAATCTGGTTTTTCTGGCCCAAAGCCACCGACTAAGATTGACAGAAACAAGCACGGCATTCGCAGAGAAACCGTACTTGGTCAAAAGAAAACAAAACCAAAGAAGGTTTAATTAAATATTCCCCACTAAGCCCTACTATTAGGGCTGGTGGGGATCTTTATTGGAGAATTATGTGCAAAGAATGTGGATCATGTTCTAAAGAACATACCAACACAATAGACGATGCTATTGACAAAGTCCTGGACTCTCCTATATAATTAGGTAGTAGAGAAAGAGGCGGATATGTGGGATATTCTATTAAATTTAGGTTTCTTTTTAGTTGGTATGACTATTGGGAAATCTTCTCCAGAATCAGAAAACAAGCTTTCTGATATGTATAACAAATTAAATGAATCTCAAGATTCGGAACAGATGTTACATTCTAAATGGAGAGATGCAGAATTAAGAGCAGAAACATGGGAAAGAAGATACAAAAGTCTTCTTCCAACTACACAGACATCATTTGAGGAATAGCAATGGCATGGTCATGGATACTAGCAATAATTGGAGTAGCTGGCATATACTTTGTTGGGCGGAAAACAATATGGGGATGGTTAGTCCTTCTATTCAATGAGATCCTATGGATTACCTACGCTTTAATTACCAAACAATATGGATTTATATTCTCAGCAATAGCCTACGCTATTGTGTATATTAGATCATACATACACTGGTCTAAAGAAAAGGTAAACGAGATACCACTATGAACAAGAAAACAATTACATTAGTTGGGCTACTCATAGCCCTTGCAGCAGTTGCTTTTGCAGCATATAACAGCCTTAGTCAATTAAAAGATATAGACTATGACCTATTTGATACGGAAGAAGATGAAGATGATTAAGCCAATTGGTGGAATGCTATTAGTAACAAAAGAAACAGATAAGGAAAAGACTACTCAGTCTGGCTTAGTTATATCTGCAGTATTTAATGATGCTGGTCCCAAGATTGGAACCATTGTCGATATGGGAGCAGGAGAGGTCAACTACAGAGGCGACTTGATGCCTATCCCAGAGCTTGATATTGGGGATGTAGTGTATTTCCCAGACCATACAGGCACGGAGATTGAGGACGATCAATCTAACAAGTATCTTCTAATTAATCATAAACATATTATGGCTAAACTAGAACGCAATTAGTGAAGCGAAAAGTGCGTCGGAAGGTAGAGAGATGAATTCCACAGAATTTGACGAAGAGTATGATCTTGATAGATCATTGCGTCTAAAGCGTGTAATAGAGCAGGTATTTGAAGAGAATGCCGAACTGCTTGAAAGGTTAAAAGAAGATGATTAATAAGATTAAATGCAAAATAAAAGGACACGCTTTGGTCCAGGCAGGAACCTGCCCATTTACAGGATCGACTTATGAGTATTGTGAAAGGTGTGAAGTTATGATTCCAATTCAGGTGGCAGTATGATTGATTGGCTAATAAACAGATTGTTTTGGTGGACTCCAGTAAGAGAAGCTATCTTTGCTGAGGTTAATTTCTATAACTCAATTACTAGAACTATTAATGATCCAGAGTCTATGAAGATTGTTTCATCATTCTGGGATGAGGAAGACGGCTGGCGAGGATGGGCTATCAAAGATGACGGAACCTACTATTTTCACGATACTCCAGAAAAAACATTAGGGGAAGTAATGGATATACTTTCAGAAACGGAAGTCGGTGTATGATGGGATTCCTAGACAACCTAGAAGAGTGGCTAGACTTTGGCGAAGATGTTGATAAAGATCCAGAATTAGAGACTAAGTCAGAGGCAGGCTACAGCACAGGCAAGTGGTCGGATGATGATGACTATAAGGGTAATATAACCCCATTCTTTGGTAGAAATAGATAAGATTAATAGGACCTATATAGTGCGAAAAAGTGCGGCGAGAAGAGAAGACATTTGCGAAAATTACTAAACATATACGGAACTGAGGTAGAAGAGCTAGATGCTCCTACTGATCTCATAGTCCATACTAAGGCTCCAGGTAAATGGAAGCTGATCGATATGGAGACGGGGCAGGAATATGTAGGCTCCCCAACTCCTACTAAATACGGGCATTGGATAAGAACTAAAGACTCTTCTTCATAAAAGATATGCTAGAATTGGTATATAAGAGAAAGAGTAGATTTATAAATGTCTAACGAAAATACCGAAAAAGAGATTTGCCATTACTGTGCAAATAAGGCTAAATATACAGATGTAGCAGAGATTGAGAAACAACGCTATGCTGTAATTGGTGTTTGCCAATGTCATTTTGTTAATGAGACTCCTTGACAGATTACCTATATAGCTTCTACTGTAAATGTGGTTCAGTCCTTGATCTTGATTTATCTCATGAGATATCATATGAGCCCAAATGTTTGAAATGTAATTCTAGTCGACTACAATTAAGATATAGCATTATACAGGGGGAACTCTGGATGAATGACGAGATACTTAGAAATTAGGTAGGTATATGAGATGTAAATGCGATGGGTCAAGTCTATTCCCAAGATGTGATCGAAATGGTCAAGGTAAATGTTCAATAGAACTAGTAGACATATGTGATCACGAATTTCTACCAATATTGTATGGATGTCCACCAGAGATATATGCTCCAGAGGTAAAGGCTGGAAGAGCTTTTGCGGGAGGAAATAGGATGCCTAATGCTCCTGATTATAGATGCAAGAAATGTGGGGCGGGGAAGCAAAATGACCTGTAACGTATGTAATCTCAATAAGGACCTATATCTATATACTAAGAACAATCTGATATATTCACTCTGTAACTCTTGCCTATATACCCAGAATCAGATAGATATATTCTACGCATGGGGTAGAGAGCAGCTACGTATAGCCAAAGAGTCTGGAGAAACTCCATTCTAATGGCTAAAATCTGCTCCATATCCTAGGTTCCCCCCGCCATATAACATGTCTCTAATAGCCTCCTAGAGCCTTATTTGACCTATTTTAGAGATCATCTACCATAAAATATACTACTAATTCTTGAGTAAATACTACTGATATATATGTAGTTAGATATACATGTAATGGGACTCTCCCTTTTACTCCACCGTAATCCATTTTGCTCCACATACAGCCATATCCATGGCATATTTGAGGGATTTTGTCAATACCCTCGTAAATAGCATATATGGCCCACATTGTCAAGGCTTCTGGGGCATAAAAATCTCTCCCGTAAACGGGAAAATTTGCCCCCAATTCTGACAGATTTAGATCACATTCTGTTATATTTTATATATGTTTAATAAGATTAATATACATTTATATCTCATTATCTGAGATTTTCAGGGATTTTTTATATGTGGTCGTAAACGGACAAATTGGCCCACATTTTTTCCACAAAAAATCCACAGGCTGTGGATAACCTGTGGATAATTTGGGCTAGATATATTTAATTAGTTTTACATGAATGGATGATCTATAGTTACTCTATTAGTGTTATTTGTTTCATGGAGCCAAGAGTATTTATAGTCCCCCGTTTTTTCTTTTGGTAGACGGTCTATAATTGCTTTCCGCTCCTGGTTAGTTATAGGTAGTTTAACATTGTTAAATGTATTCTTATCTTTAATCTTATCTATAACTTGGTCTAACTTATATGCTATGGCAAGACCTTCTGATACCATACCGCCGTTTTCGATTTCTCGTTCATAGCGCCTTGCTTGCTTCTCTATCACCCACGCTACAACCTCCATAATACGGTCTAGAGTATAGGTAGGCTGGTCGGCTAGGAAGCCTCCCAGAGAAGCAGGATTGAAGAAATGGTCTTCTGAATAGTTACACAGAAGTTCTGCTATTTGTTGTTCCTTGGTTTTCATACTCCGCCTTTCGTCTTAAGATTATATCACGAGGGGCTGACACTTGGCCAGCCCCCCGATTGTCCACCTACTGGACAGCTTACTTCTTTGCCTGTGGCTTTTCTGCTTCGAATGTCATCCCACTTGTCTGAGCATCCGCAATTGCCTTTACAGCGGCAGCTGAGAAGCGGCCACGCTTACCCACAGTAATTCCTTGTGACTTTAGATATTCACGCTTTGTTGCCATTTGTTTATCCCCTTTCAAGAGATGTTTTATTTATTATATCGGATATCGACGAATTTGTAAATACCCCCGTAAGAGCTTTGATCAGCCCCTACGTCCCGCCTTATATATTAAGTTGTAGATCTAATGATGTATCTTCGTTTAGATACACATCTGTAGCTTCGATCACATCATCTGTTGGAATGGAATCCCATTCTGTCTCAGGTAATGCATTGGCTAAATCAACTGCCTCAAATTGATCGGCAGCCTCAATGATTGTATAATAGTTCTGATACTTATTTCCAAATACTCTATAAGCTGGCAAGCTCTCTACTCTCCCATTCCGCTAATGTTCTAACAGTAAAGTCCTTACCTAGATTATAACAATATTTCACCGCTTTTGTCAATGACTCTGTCTCATATATTGGGACATCTAAAGGTATATCAGATTTATCATACACCTCAAACATATCGACTCCTCCAGGAGAGCAACCGTAATTAACTTCCAGGATTTCTAAGCTTGGCTCATAACCGTTCATTTTGTCCCTTTCTCTTTGGCCAACTTTTGCTGTTCCTTCCAGCGCTGCCAATGATTAACTTGTGTAATCTCAACATCAACTTCTGGAGGGCATTCAAGGATATATGGGACTCCTCCCACTATCTCTATCTTAACTTTGTATTTACTCATCGTTGCCTAGTCTATCTTTAATTAGTTTAGCAATGAGATTATGTGCTTCAATGTTTTCTGTTTCGGACCCGCCCCATAGTAAGCGCTGCGCTTCCGCTAGCACGGTATCCACATATTTGTCAGTTGTCTTCATCTTCATCCTCTTCTTCTTCCCACATTGTATCCACAATGTAGTCACGATTAGTCATCCATTCAAGGACGTCGTCTTGGTGCTGTTCTGCCCCGTATTCTAAAGAGAACCCGTGGCCAGCCGATACAGCCTCACAGAGGTTGTCCCACATTTGATCTTGGGTAACCTTTGCCTTATAGGTTTCATCATCTAAGATGTTGTTGATTGTGGACCACGTCCATAGCCAAACCATTGATAGGCCTAGGTCCGTTGTGTCTAGAATCTCTAAACATTTGTTTAGTTTATCTTTGTCTTCAGGCTTCATCCCGTGCTCCAATCACAAAAGATAAATCATAAGTTAGTTTATATAGTTCTGTATATGTATCGAGGACACCCTCCCAATACTTTCGCTCCATAGAATCCATTGCCTCTTCTGATTCTTCTTCAATCTGTTGGGCATTAGTTAGTTCTTGTTCAGCGATTAGCATTAGGTTTTTAAGTTCCCCGTGCATTATATCTAATCCAGTAACACCTGCATTGACCATTCGTTGCAGGTGGGGCGGAAGCCCAACAACTTCAATATTCATTTACTATTAACTCCTGCCTCATATGCAACCTTATATATTTCAACAAGACGCTGATATACCGCTTTGCTTGCTTTATTTTCGCTAGACATAGCAGATTCAAAATAGATAATTTGGTCGGCTTGGTCTTGAAGGTCTTCCTTTACATCTGATGATAGTTTCATCCATATACCCTTTCGTTAGAAGAGTTCATTATATCAGTAGCCACTGACAATAAATGCTCGGTTGCCATAATTTGTCCCTGGATGTTTATCTTAGATTCAACATTCAAGTCTTTCTCCATATCCTGGTTAAGACTAATTAAATGAAGTTTCATATACTCTAAGAACTTACTAGTCTTGGTAACCATCAAAATACCCCTCTGCCCATAGACCCTGTAAAAAGCTGACAGCGTCTTCTAAGTCTTTTACCAGTGGGTCCTTGTTCATTAAATCGGACGGGGATCGAAGATAAAATAACTTAACATCGTGTATAGCATTAATCATTCTATCGATATCTGCCATTTCATAACCTAGCATAGTTCATACTCCATATCCCAAGATACGTCAGGCCAATTTAAATCATATCTTTCGCTATCAACATCACCTAAATCGTTTAGGTGTAGATTAATTTTCTCGTGTGCTTCCTTTTCATTATTGGCCATTACAGCACCTTCTAATCTAATTACAAATGGATACTTATTCAAAGTAATCCTCATCTCCCTCTTTAAGTTCATAGAACTTATTGAATTCTTGTTGGACAAACTTATCCCCTGACATTTCAGCAAATTGTTTATCTGCATAATATTGACCTTCGTCAAGATTACTGTTAATCCAATCTTCTAGTAATTGTTCTGCTATATCTTGATAGCAAGCGTCAATTACCATTTGGTTTACATCTTCTAAGAAACTAGCCATTTAGTGCCTCCTCTTGTGTGTAGGTTTTCAAAGGTAATAATACACTATGGGTCTGACATTCTGCCATAGCCTTTTCATCCTGCCAAGAGCCCTCATTACATTCAGAGCAGAATTCACCACAGTCATCTTCACAATACTCAACACAATCAAAAGACTGGCAAGCATAGCAACGGTTCTCATATGAAAGAATCTCTTTAACCTCACCACGAACAATCTCATACTCTCCACCCCAACCTGTTTCTTCCTCATACTCTAATGTGAGCAGGCAGTTAGGAACAAGATTACTTAGTTTAGTTAAGATAGTTACAGCAGGTGACCAAGCAGTCTCATATTTATATACAACCCAGTTGTCATCACCTTCTGACTTGTATTCAAGTAACTCTGTATTTGAGTATTCTTCTTCATCACGAACTGCAACATCCCATTTAGTTCCCCAGTTAGAGTTATTCCACGAATACCAATCCTTCTGAGTTTTAGCAAACTCAACAGACTTGCGGAACCAATCAGGGTCATTTTGGATATCTATGTCTCCACGAGAAGGCTGGCAGGCATATTCCTCATCAGTAATACCTTCATCCTTATATGAATGGATATTGAAGAATGCAAAGACAGGATTACTATAAGTAACCTGTTTAATTTTGGTGGGGAAACCTGAAGAACTAATATCACCCATACCATATGTCTCTTGTGCTAATGTAAATGGCTTATTCAGTCTATCCTTGATATAATCAACTTCTGACTTTGGTCCTTGAATAGTTAACGTGTTATAACACCAATTTGGCATTTTATTTCCTTTCGCTAATAACCCAATTATATATTAGACCACTGACATTTGTCTATGCAATATGGGTGTGTTTTACACCACATTGATCTCAAATACTGAAATTTCCAGGGATTTATATTGACATCCGTAAATAGCATATGATACCCTCACGCTTTTGGGGGCCAAACAAAAAATCCCCCAGCTAAGCTGAAGGATCTTAAGATAAGTAAGGCTGCTAGCAGGAACGAAAGGAATTTAGTAAACGCTGCTTTATTTAACGACTTGGGGGAACCCCTGGTAGCCGCACCATACTTCAATGAAAAGGTCCGCTAGGACCTATCCATATTATATCATATCTTAGTTAACTAAACTGAGATGACAACGTCCGCATACTTCTCGACAAAGTTACTCAGGTCCATTGTAAAGATTGCTTGATTTTTCATCCCATTGACCTTGTTGTCTTTGTCATTGCGAGGAGCCTCTTCGTGAAGACTAAATGTTTGCTGCTCGAAATCTACAATAGCAACCTTGTGCTCATTGTCTCCAATTTCGTTTACGTGCAGGCCCCATCCAGTTTCTGAATTCCAGTCATTGTTAATCATCTGACTGATTGTAATGCGTGTTGCATATGCTGGGTCGGACCAGCGAGGACGTGCTTTAAATACTGCCTCTGCCAATTGTGCTAGCATATTATGTCCAGCCCAGTGCCCGTATAGGACGATTGTATTTCCGTTAGGTTGGACGAATCCAAAGTTTGCTCTGTCTCCCATTTTATTCCGCCATTTCTGTTAGTTGTGGTGCTTCTTCTTTTTTGTTTAATTCTATCATCTCGAATGAGACCTTGTCAAGGGCATCCTTGTTTTTATTGTAGTGGTGGCCACAAAAGAATAGTTCACCATCTACTAGTTTAATTAGATACATAGCCTGAGCTGTGCCACATTGATCACAGCCAATCCAGCGAGTTAGATCCTCAGAGGTCATAGTCAACGGTTCCAAATTCTAGGCGGTCAGCGATATCATCATATGCTGCGCCGTCCTCAGATGTTTCTGCCCACAGTCGGATATTAGTTACAATAACCTCTCGTGCAAATTTGACTCCGTCTTCAAAACCATCTTGGTAATCCATTTTATCTCCCTGTATATCCTGTCGGTTCGTAGTCTGATGTATAACTCTCTATTAGATTATACTTATCTCGAATGCGACTTACTTTCTCAATGCTACCAGTTCCAATGTTGAATGTCAACGGTGCTAATGCTTGTGGGTCAAGACCCATCATCTGAGCATCCCAATAGGCCATCTCCATCGATAGCCTATCAGGAGCAGTCAACTCAAAATACATTATGCTTCCCTCACATTACAAACTTCTTGGTCAAGGATTTCAATATTGCCATTGTGTGAGTCGGCATAGATAGCATCTGTAATCTCTGATTCAAGTTCGTAATCAGTATCATAATCAGAAAGCAAATCAATTTCAATTGTTCCGCTAACCTCGATAGATGCAGTCCACTCGACTGTTCTAGTCAACTCAATACCAAGGGCTTCTGCGATTGCACGAAGTGTATCTTGGTCTTGTGAGTCAGCATATGCCTCGCCGATAATATCTTTGACAGTGTTTATCTTGTCTTCAAATACTCCGACACGCTTCTGTGCTTGACGTGCATTGTGTAGGTCCCACTCAATTGATGTAACCTTATCAGTTGCATATTCTGCATCCGAATATCCCTTGATTACTTTGTAGGTAACCAATAGATTTGGGTTATATGTATCAGGAACCGTTGTTATTGTTGTCTCTGCAGTTTCCATTTCATTCCCTTTCGTTTCTGTTATAGGTGTATCTGTATACGGTATTGTAGCATCTTCCACTGACAATAATGTGCAATTGGAATTGCATCGGCATGTGAGGTCCATCACACCCGCTGGCCATCCATATCCATCTTTAATTGTATATTCAATTAAAGCGTCACAGTCTCCCGTGCACACCCATGTATATTTCTGATACTTTGTCATGCGAGTATTGTACACCTGGCCACTGACATTTACAATAGAATTCAGGGCTTTTTTTATGTGATCCGTAACACAAAAATTTGGCCTCTACCCCTGGGGGCGTCTCATTATGTGAAATTCAAATCTCATTCTTAGCGATCCATATCGGACTTGAACCGACGGCCTCTACCGTGACAGGGTAGCGCTCTAACCAACTGAGCTAATGGACCAAGTGGTGAGCAGTTTTAAATCTTGCTCAGGATTTTTTTATTTAGAAAGTTGCAACCATTCGATACAACTTATTTTTTTCTGCGGTTAGAACTGGGTCAAAACCAGATGCACCCGCCATAAGTGTTTCACCATTGCCACGACCTGAACGATAATAATCAAGACGCTCAGTTAGTGCATTGAACGCACCCCACTTTGTTCCCTTGATTGTAGCGTTAGTTGGTGAATTGTGATACAAATCGTCAATGAGAACAACTTTGTTTTCCCACTTCTTCAATGCACCCTTAGTATCCTTATCGGGCTTAGGATAAATTGTCTGAATCAACTTAGAGAATTCAGCATCAGTAATTGCTTGAGAGTATAGCGCCTTTGCTTGAACTTCGAATTCATCGAAATATCCAAGAGCAAGCCCAAGAGTTTCACGAGCAACTTGAATGCGACCTTCAACAGATTGCGTGTGGCGAATCTTGAAAGATTGCTTTGCATTCTTCATTGCAAGATTCAAAGTGTTTTGGCATACAACACGAACAGGTGTAACCGCTGCTTGAACAGCAACAGAACCATCGTGTGATGTCCATACGATTAGATATAACTTTGTTTGGTCATTGGCGCCTTGTGGGTCAAGAACCATTGTGCGAGGAATATCTACAGTTCCAAATACAACTTTGCCCTTCTTTAGAGAACCAGCAGATTCCCAACGGCAATCAGCATTGGCATCGTGAATTGCATCAGCGAACTGAAATAATTCTTCATTCTGCACTGGCTTATAACGCTTACCAACAGTAGCAAGAACATCAGTTCCGCCATTGAATGGGTTATCACGAATAACCAATGAGGCTTCAGACACATCATTCCAAGATTCTGAAATGTGGTCAGTTAGTGGAGATAAACGAACATTCCAATTCGCTAACTTTGCTTCTTCAAGCATTGTTGCGGTTGTAACTTCTTCATCTTGTGTAAAGATGCGATTTGCAAGGTTGTGCCAAGCAGGTGCACCACGGAGAGCGAAAGCAACTTCGCCATTTTCGACTTCGAGATTGTGAGCCATTTTTTACCTTTCGTTAGATTAGTTGCAATTATAACAGGTGGCACTGACATTGTCTAGATTAGTTAGTCATTTGTCCGAATTGATCCGTGTGAGTAATCTCACAAATTTTTGGGCGTTTTCCACAGGCAGCCGTAAGGCTGTGGATAACCCCGCAGCTCTGCGGGCCAGCTTGGGAAATGGGGCGGGCATCTAGATTAGTGTGCAACCCGCCCCAAGATCATTATCCAAGCAAGTTAGTTAGTTCAGATTTTGGTGGAAGAGATTCACGATTTATAATTAGAGCAGTTGTCTTTTTCTTTTTTAGATTATCATAAACATATGCTCTGATGTTTCCGTCAAACTTACGCATATTAGAAAATACTAATTCAGTTAGATATTCTTTATCCACACCTTGCTCTGAATAGATTGTCAAGTCATTTGCTTTGTTCTCGTCATAGATTTCTACACGATAACGGTTTTTCATTTTGTTCCTTTGTTAGTAGGGATAATAATTATAACATTGGGGGCTAGATTTTGTCTAGCCCCCATTTGTATTACTTGCCGATTTTTACCATAGCATAACGCATACCTGCGCCTGTATCTAATCTTAGTTTAGTTAGATTAGGGCGGATAGCAATAATCTCTGAGATAGTTCCAGTAATACCTGACTTACCAGTTGTAAAGACATCGCCCTTACGATAGAAGCGACCCTTAGCGGTATCTAGAATTGGAGACATTTTATTCCTTTCGTTAGTAGGTGGGTTGAGCAGTTTTTAGACTTGCTCAGGTCGTTGCTTGTTATTTATAGATAACGAGCAATAGCGTTGTATGTGGAAGTATTTACAACTTCCTCATCTGTCATTTTGAGGATACGAATTGCGTTCGTGATTTCCTCTTTCATTTCATTGTATTGGTGAGTATGAACAACCTCAAAATCCTTTTCAGGTTCTTTAGGAAAAGTTCCCTCTTTAGTGATGATGTCAAAATCAACATTGAGAGTGTTGTTCCAAGAGCGATAGTTTGTGCGAAGGTTCTCAGCCTTTGAGAAGTTAGCAATAGCCCACTTGCCTACTTCCTTTTTCCACGCTTCGTGCGCCTTAGTGTGCTTTGCTTCGTTTTCGCCTTGTGCCTTATAGTTCTTTTCTAACTCAGCAAGGCGTGTTTCTAGTGCCTTGATTACTTTAGGTGTAGCGATTTTCACGCTAATAGATTTTCCTCTACTCATTTATTTCCCTTTCGTTCGGTTGGTTGGTTGATTAGTATAACATAGGGGTCTGACATTTACCCCTAAGGGTGAGAGTTCTTACTTACGACATTGGGCGAGAACACTCTCTAAACTGCCCCTGTTTCGTTCAGTTTGTTAGACTTCTACTGAAGTCCAACGCTCTGAGCCATTTACATCAAGTAGCACTCTTGCCACTCCGCTAGGGTGGTTATCTACTGCCTTGATTACTCCGACTACGCCTGACTTAGCAGTTGTAATCGTGCTTCCGATTTCTAGTGTTGTCATTTTGTTTCCTTTCGTTAGGTGGTTTATTATACAGGGTGGGTCTGACATTTTCCACCCTAATCTCATTATTTGAGAAGGTTATAGTGTGATACTAATCACACTCAGGAAGCCACGCATCTAAGTGGTGAGCCTCGATGATAGCCGATGCAGGTGCAGTATTTTGATCCCGCCAAGTAATCGGTGCAGGTAGGTCAATAAGACGCTGATAGTCCTCCTCATAGTATGCGTCAATAGCATCTATGCAAGGTTGCACCATTGAGCGGGGAACGGGTGGATAGTGATTACTTGATAAGTGAATACCAATTTGTGTTTCTAAGTCTAAGCCTAATAAGTCGTTATCGGCTAGTTCAGTTGCGAAAGTGCTTCCCATTTATTCGTTCTCCTCTAAGATAGTTTCTGATAGGTCGTCCATTTCATCTATTGTAGCAACAAGGTCTGACATTTCTTGCTCGGTCAATAGGATTTTAGTTATGCTATCGGCAACCTTAGCAGATAGAGCCGATGAATACATAAATAAATACTTAGCATAGATTTCATCTGATAGTTCATTTCTGCGTGTGTGCAGTTCACCCGCTAATCCCATTATGTCCTCGTCAAAGATACTTGATTTGGTTGCGTCTAAGATTTCAATAGCAGTTGATAGCATTAGATATTTCCCTTTACTGTCAATTCTGCCCAAGTGTTATTTTCATTTGCTACTTCAAGAGTATTAGACATACCAAGAGCGTGAATGGTTGCACCCTTGCACATCTTTTCAATTTCAGATTGTGGTAGGTTGATTAGTGCAGGCAATAGATTTGCAGGGATTTTATCCAAGTCAATAATTGCCTCAAAAACTACTGTGTGTGGAACCTTCATTAGATTAGACATTTGTTACCTTTCGTTGTTGGAATAATGGTATTTTACACTAGGCCACCGACATTTGCTAACACATCCTCGGCGTGTCGCAGCTTTTGTGAGTTTTCTCACAAAATTCAGGGTTATCCACAACTAAGCCGTAAGCCTGTGGAAAACCCCGCAGTGTTGCGGGCCCTTCAGTCTAGAGAATCTCCCCAGACTTCAGGATCCACCTCCGCTAAATATTCTTTAGCGGTTTTTCTTTCTTCATCATTACCAACCACGGAATTTATTAATGCATTAAAGTACTTTAGTTCGGCCATTTTATTTTCTCATTTCTTAGTTGCGCTAAATCTAATATCCGCTTTACCGTAGACACATAGGCCACATGAAACACATGCGGACCCTGCATTGCTAATAAGTGGAATGCTCTTCATATTCTCAGGACACTTAGCACCAGGCTTACCAGTTAATTCTTTCATTGTGTTTTCAGTAAGCGCAAAAGTTTTGCCAAGGTAAGCAAGTCGTATACCGTCATTAAGTTTTAAATCGTGTGCAATCTCTTTATTCTCATCATCCGTTGAATAATAAAGTGAAAGATTAGATACATTCTTAAGAATAAGCGCTGCAGACTTAACACGAGTATAAACCCAGAATTGAATATCTGGGTGGTTCATGATAATAGTCTTCCACGCATATGCGTAGGTATCGTTAAAGAAATCGCCGTCCCAGTGGATACGGAATAACTTAGGTGCCTCTTTCTTTTCACAATCATTGACAAAGTCAACAATCATCTCATCAAGCAATAGCAACATGGCGTCCATGTCTGCATTACGTAGGAGCTCCCAGTTATGAAGAAGATTAGTTTTTACTCCTGGGAATAGCTTTTCAAGCTTGCCTGCATAGCAAACAGTCTCGCAGATAGACGTAGCACCAGGACATGAAAAATCTTTTCCTGCGGGTAGGCCAAACGTGTTGGCAATTGCTGCTTGCTTTCCATTTTTTGTGACAAGGTTAGCCACCTTTCGATCATTTGAACGTTTTAATTTCATAGGGGTAATTATAGCGGTTAGATCTGACATATTAGTAATCCTCATCCATTCCGTGTCCTGCAGACGCAAGGGCGTCGGAATCGGACCAGCCAGTTAGTTCATAGAATTCCATTTCTTCGGAATCATAACATTCGGCACACATATAGTCATCGCCAAAGACTTCATAATCAGACTCATTATCAAAAGTCATAGTTGAGCCACAGATTTCAGAGTTTAAGCAAGCAACGGTAATTTGTTCCATTAGTTGGACCTTTCGTTCGATTTAAGAGAATAATACCATAGGGCACTGACATTTTTTGAAACACGCCCCAGAATCTAGGGTGTTTTATATCACACCCGTAACGACACGCCCGACTCCGCAGCTCTGCGGGCATTTGTCGACAATTAAGAATTTAATTTATTTTTATGTTTGATCTTGCGTGTGTATTTTTTTTTATTGCGAACAGGTTGCGCCGCATTACTGCGACGCAATTCCTGAATGCGTTTTACTTTATCTTGAACTGAAGTTAGGAACATTATACCCACTCGCTTCGTGAAATCTTTTTACATCAAATCGCTCATTATCTTTCGCAAACATTTCCGCAAAATCATTTACGATTTTAGAAAATAAAGCGGGGTGAGTTTTATTGCTCGCATACTTTAGAATTTCTGCGGTTGCGATGTAATCTTTTCTAGTCATCATTTTACTACGACCTCTCCTGAACGATAAAATAATTTAGTGTAGCATTTGCCAGTTGGTGTAAATAAATTTACAGTTGAGTATTCATTAGCAGAACCCCAATCGGTAAAGCGGAAAAAGTTTTCCCACGCACCAAATTCGTTTTCGTATTCGGCAGACCAGTGGGGAGCGTTGCTATCATAAGCGCAAGTTAGTTTATACATTAGTTATTTACCCAATCTAGTGTTAGTTCATCAGAGATTTCATCTACGCAAGAGCAAGGCTCTACATCATAGTTATTTTCATTTCCCCAAAATAAGAAACCAGCACCACCGCACTCATCGCAATTCGCTGCGATTATTTCTATGTATTCTTTTACTTTAGCCATTTAGGTTTTCCCTTTCGTTTGTTTTGGTAATTGTAGCAGATAGGACTGACAAGGCTTCCGCCTTGCTTGCTTCACGTTGTGCGATAACGTGCTTTTTGAATTCGTCTAGGTTCATTCGAACGCTCCTTCGTTTAGTAATCCGATTTCGATTTGAAATAACTCATCTGGAGTGGCTTCGGATAAATCTACCCAGCCAGCACCATTTTCATTTATGCGAAAAATTTCGATGTGTCCCATTATTATTCACCAACCTTTACTGCGATTGTTGCGAATTTATTTCGCAGACCGCCCGTGCGAATTTCGATTAGATACGCTTCGGTTTTTTCGCCGTAGTAAATTTCAGGGCGAGGTTCAGCAGAAACGATTTCGCCTGAAAAGTGGCGAGAGTTTGAGCGATAGTTTTTTCCTACAAGTAGGCTTTCGATTGTGTATAGTTTGGTAGCCATTGGCAGACCTTCTTTCGTTTGTTGTTATGTATGGAATTATACACGAACGGACTGACATTTTCCAATTTGGCAAGGGTTTGTCTCACTATTTGGAGCGTGGGCTTTGTGATAAGCATCACACAAGTTATGTGATAAGCATCACACAAAATGTCCGATTTGTCTGTCAAATCGACACGCCGCAGAATTCAGGGTTTTTTATAACAAATCCGTAACGACACGCCCGACCCCGTGCCTTTGCGGGCCAGCTTGATTTTGTCAAGCCGACACGCCGTTATTTAGCGAAAATCTTTTATGACTTCCCTCACATCTTCTTTTAGGTCTGCCCACATTAGGCGAGCCATATATAGGGCGGGGATCCCAATACCTAATTGCACTAGCGTAGTTAGTATGCGGTTAGTAGTCATTACTTATTCTTCTTTCTCTTATAAATCTTATAGCCGATTACTAGGGCGGTGATAATAGCAATAGTGTGCCAAGGTAAATAGATAGCGCCTAGAAAACTATCTAACTCTAATCCGTAGTCGCTTGTTATGTATAACTCTAATCCGTTAGGTATCATTATTTTACCTCTACTCCTCTTACATTGTAGGTAAATCCTTTACCTAGTTTATTTAGTTCGGTCATTACATTTAGCAATTCATCTGCGCTATTAGCCTTGTTATCTACGCTTAGTAGTTGCGAGCCTTGCCATAGTGAGTAAGTGATAGTCATTTATTTTATTCCTAACATAGTAGCGACATTATCTAATTCTTCATCTGTAAGATGGTCTAACTCAATAGCCTTAGAAAATCCGAAAAAATCTTCTTCATCTTCATTATTTAGCGCATTGTTATACGCTTCTTCTTCATCAAGATAAACATAAGCATCGCTTACATCTGCTTGGATAGTATCCCATTTAGTCATCATTATCTGTTCTTCTTTCGTTAGTAGGTTATGTGTGAAATTGTAGCGTATCGGTCTGACATTATCAAGCGACACGCCGTTAGTGTGTATGTGAGTTAGCCCACATTTACTAGGGCGTGTGTAGCGTAGTTACCGCCACACATTACGCATAGAGTCCAAGCGGTTACTCTACCGCAACCGCTAGAGCAAGCGACATAGTCGCTATTAGTCTGATAGTCGTTACGACTTTCCCAAATTCTATTAGTCATTATTTAGACTCCTTATCTATACAGTTGATACAGTAGCAAGCCTTGCTACTTAGTAAATCACGCAATAGAGCCTTGCGTGTGTAGGCATTTAGTCCATATGAGGACTTTACTCCACCATTGTGGAAATCGTGCACGATTGTGCTATACAGAGTTTCTGTTAGTTGAGTCATTATCTGACTCCTTTCTTTAGTAAGACTTTCTTACTTTCTTTATACTATAAGCCTAACACGGGGCACTGACATTTAGGGGGGTTACTGGCAAGTATTCTCAAACTATTTTTGTGATTAGCATCACATTCACGCTCAGAGTTAATAATCTATGGGCGCACTATATAGACAAATCGGACATTCTAAAACCCTGGATCATACAAATAAAATCTATATTAACATTTTCATAAATCTGAAATACTAGTTGACTAGAATATTATCTGTATGATATAATTTATTTAACAGCAAATCGACGGACGAGCTGGAGTATGGCAGAAATTCTCCTTGTCAACAAGGCGGAATTGCATAAGAGGCCTTAACAGGTAGGATTAGTGATCTAAACTCTTAGTAGAACTAAAGCGGATCTAATTGAGCTGTTGACTTGTTCTTAGTGGTAAAAGGCAATCCACTTACTCACTAAAAAATCTCAAGGAGAAATCTTTGGGATTTTTTGCTTTAACTCTTGACCTAGCAATTTTCATCATGTTATACTTAAGGCTGGTTTGTGGGGGCTTACACTGAAACTCATAATGACGGAAATGTGTAGCTTCTCTATCCTACAAAATTGATTTTAAATTTTGGGGGGTAGGGGGGCTTTCCTAAAATCTAAAAATCTGGAAATGTAATTAAAAGATTATATATATTATATATATCTTAGTTGACTAGAATATAGAGAATATGACAGTAAATAAAGTAAAGCGATATGTTAATTACTTTGCTTGGATTTGTATGATCTCATGGATAGTATACCTTGGCATCCAATAGAATTGTTAAATGTGATAGTTGTGGGCGGGAAATCGAAGTAAGATCTGGATTTGCCCATATGACACTGAATAACCACTATAGGGCATGTAAAGACGGTGAATCAAAATAGAGAACATAGCTTTAATCGGAGACTCTCACGCTAATGGCATAGCTAAAGCATTTGAAGTATTTTATAGCAATAATCAAAAGATAGTTCATATTAAAGATCTATATGCATTTCCTGGAAAGCACTGCTATAACGTAGATTATTCAAATGTCGACATACCTATAGGTAGTAAAATACTACTACACTTTGGCGAAATTGATATTCGCAAGAGTTTACCTAAATACAAGAATACTGAAGATACTGTTAAGAGATACATTGATAAATCAGTCGACTACTTTAAAGACTATGATCTATTCTTCATAAAGCCTATACCACAAGCTGAAGATGACCTCACTTGGGAGTTTAAGCCTGGAGCTACTTTAGGGGAAAATAGAAGAGCATACTATTTGGAGGAAAGGCTAGAGGAGCAAAATATTTTTTATTCGACACTAGACAAATATGCTCCTAATGTTATAGATACTCCATCTGCAATTAATACGAATATATTGAAATCAGAGAATACAGATGATGGATGTCACTTAAATCTAGCAAACTCTTTGAAGCTTATAGAATATATAGATATTGCAATCAATTCAGGGGTATAGTATAATATAGATATGGATGACCTTGTAAAAGAATTTAAAGACGCTATTGAAGATCCTAACGTAAATCACAAGATATTTAAGAAAGCTTTTGTGGTAACTCCTACGTGGGATGATATGCAAGGTTATATCGAATTTTCAAGAACTGCAGGAAACTATAGATCAGATTATGAAGGATTCTATATTCTTCACTGCAAGGAACACCATGACATATCCCATATGAAGGGGACTAAAGAGTTTTTAGAGTTCATGGGTAAGGTGTATGATAAAGTCCCAGCATCTCAGGATTCATTTACATTTGTTATATCTGAGAACTATAGAGCAGTTACAGATTTAAGTGGAATTAAAAGACATACAGATACAACAGATACAATTCACTGGACTACAGTTGGTGCAACCATATGGACACTATATCAGGATGGTCAAGCTCACGAATATTTAGTTGAACCAGGAGATATTGTATTTATTAAATATGGCACAGAGCATGGAGTAGAATCTTTAACTCCTAGAGCAGGTATTGTTTATTCTGGTGGAGAATATCATCCTAATAAAGACTAATATAATTATAGTCGACTAATATATATTGTAAATTTAAAAAGCGGGAACGCTAAGAAATTTTCTTTGCTACAATTAAGCCATATGAGACACTCTTGTAGGTATTACCTAGGATGAAGTCCGAAAAGCTCTCTATAGCCAAGCAGAAGGCTTATCTGGCTACATATATCAGAGACCTTAAAGAAAAATCTCCTTGTAGAGACTGTGGGAAATTTTATCCATACTATGTCATGGATTTTGACCACGTCCGTGGCAAGAAACATGCAAATGTAATGGAACTTATTCCCACGTTGTCTAAAAAGAAGATAGATGAAGAAATTGCTAAATGTGAGATCGTATGTAGTAATTGTCATCGTATTAGGACACATATAAGACGTATAGCTAAAAAAGATAAATAATCTCTTCTATCGCCGCCGTCGCACTTTTTCGGACTCACTTTTCAATTCGCACTTTATTTAGTATACTTATAACATAATGGACCATAGCTCAGCTGGCAGAGCGTAGAGCTGTTAACTCTAATGTCCCAGGTTCGAGCCCTGGTGGTCCAGCTTAGCACCAGTAGCCAAGTTGGTTAAGGCCCCGAACTCATAATTCGGCTATCGTAGGTTCAAGTCCTGCCTGGTGTACTAAATCTCTATAGCTCAGCGGAAGAGCAACAGGTTTCTACCCTGTGTGTCGGGAGTTCGAATCTCTCTAGGGATACTTAATTATCTTTCGATTATCATTACAGCACATGTAACTGTGCCATCTTCGCCAAGCGCATACAGTCTATCGTCTTTATATAAGTCGATAGTGACGGGCGGTGCATCATGTTCAATTCTTATTCCGTAGTCTGTAGGTGTCATATTGCTATTTCCAATAATTAGATGCTTATTGGTACTTGTGTTAGAAATTATCATTGTTGATTTTACATTTATTTCGTCTTCAATTGAAAGCTCAACAGGAGTCGTAGCATTTAGGGTATAATTTCTAGTTCTTATCATATCCATATTATAGCAAAAAACCCATTCAGAGGCGGATCCGAATGGGCATTGCTAGTGTATTGCTACACATTATACTGGGAGCTTAATCTGTGGGATGCTACAACCAGTACATATTAAGTATAAAATAGTTTAAATTCTATGTCAAGGATTTATCCGATGAAAATTTCATCGTGTCTATATATCCAGTCAACAGCAGCATACTTGATGCCATCTGTTACTTCATCAGTTTCATACTGTTCACCATTTTTTAATGGAAGTAGGTATAGTTGATTTTCTTTAACTGGAATACTAAAGTCTAAATCTTCCCAGTTGTCTTTACTCTTTAGGACTAAGTTTCCGCCCTCAAACTCACCAATATAAAGCACTACTATGTAGTCAGCGGCAGTCCAGGTTCTAGATATTTTAGTTTTAAAATGTTTTAAATGAGGAGCAGATCTACTAACCCAAATATGACCATTGGTCCAATATTTAGGAATTATAAAATCAATTAGCTTATCTTGAAATATTTCAAGCGATCTTACTGGTGGGCTTATTAGGCCATCGATATCACTAGAAGCATCTTCATGGCTACTCCAAGACTCTTTCTTTATCTGCTCTATTTCTTTTTTAATTAAATTTAATTTTTCTTCTGGAAGAAAGTTTTCATATAAAAGAATTCCATGACCTATTTCAGTCAGAGACTCAGTGTTTTTGATATTTGTTAAAAAATCTTCTTGCTTAAAAACTTGAGACATTTTATTTTAACTCCTATATAAAAAGCTTGGATAAACATATCTGATGCCAGATTTAACTTCAGAAACCCCGTGTCGGATTCTTGATCCATGTATAACTAAATCTCCAGCAGAAGGGGTGTATGATAGAGATAGATTTGGGTAATATAGATTTCCGCCTTCAAAATCGTCATTGATATAAACAACGCATCCATACTCAGTTATAGCACATGTGTTGTTGTCGTCGGTATCATCAGTTCCTTCATCACCACAACTGTCTTCATGCTCATGCATTGTATCTCCAGCCCACATTCTGGCAAGTGATTCTCCAGGAGTTACACTGTATCCTTGAACAAGATCTTGAATTTTATTTCTTACTGGAATTAGTTCTGGAACAATTAAACTACTTCTTCCGTTATACCATTCGATTGTATGTCTGGCAGCGTCTCCGCCCCAAGCCTCATCACCTAAATTTTTAGATACGTCATATAGATTAGACACTTCTTCTTTACTTAGAAAATTCTTATAAACCCAAATCTCTTCTTCTGGGTGAAGTCTTTGAACGTTTGGGTTGTTTTCAAAATTAAGCATCTTTCTTCTTTCTCCAAAATAGTATTTTAGAAATTATTTTTTCTATACGTTTTTCTATCTTGGCTTCCATTTGCCCAGCAGGACTTTCTTCCCTGTAATATTTTGATTGGAAATAGGGGTTCTTCATTTGCTTAGAAAATTCATGTGGGGACATAAATTTATTATACCCACATGAACCTAATAACTCAAATATTATTGATCTACTGAAATAGCACCACGAGAAATTAGTGCATCAACCATGCCGCTACACATTTGTCGATATCCTTCTTGGACTGACAATAGGTGCTTTTCTAACTCAACAAGGTCCTGCTTATGCATTACTGCCGCCTGACGCTGTTGGATATTAAGTTGTTCTACCATAATTTCTACAATTGCGTTTTTAGTCGCCATCTTTATTTTCCTCAACTGAATAAGAAGGGGTGGGCCCAAGTAGGAACCCCTGTTCATGATATTGTATCATTTTTTGTGTATCTTCGCCACCCACTATTTTATTAGATATTATAGTGAGCAGGTCATAAATTCTATGAAGCATAATATAATTTACCATTGGCAAATTATCTTCTAGATTTTGAGGCTCTGGATTATTTTCTGTCATCTGGCCTTCCTAGGTCTTCCCAAAACTTTTCCCGCCCCATGGCATCTGTTTCTTTAATGGTTCCTCCGTCAGTTTGAATTTCGGTCAACGGATTTTTTAAGCTCTCCATAAAATTCCAATCCAATATTATTTGTATACTGACAGGATAAGCAGTATAAATAAATTATACCCTCATTTGTTTCGTTGCACATTAAAGGGCCCTGATCCATAGGACATTTAAGTCTAGGAACAAGGCCCTTCTCTGCTAGAAGTAGGTATTTAGACACATATTGTATGTTCATATACCTACCCTTCTAATTTTTGAATTCAGCTAAGAACTCTTTGTATCTTGCCCCATTTAGGGAAGACCATGATGACCAATCGGTTCCGCCTTTAGTCATATAATACGTTATCTCTGCGTTAATTACTGGGTCAAACAATAAAATGTTTGACTTTAGATCAAATTTTTCTTTACGATCAATGCCGAGTTCACCCAACATATTAATCTGAAAAATTCCGTAGGAACTGTCTCCAGTTTTCCTGTCACCATTGTAAGCCATAGGCCTTGAATTGGATTCTGACTTAGCAATAGCCCAAGCCTGTTTAAGGGCTTTTCCTTCAAAACCAACAGCTGATAGGAGTTCTTTTAGTTCTCCGTCTGTTAGCATCTCAGAAGGCTTGTATACAGTAGTGCTGTACTTCTCTAAGGTTTCTTTCTTTAGTTGTACTGTTGATTTAGGTGTTTCCACCTCAAGAGCTTGAGTTTCTGTTGGACCAGGCTGGACAGTAAACAGGAACAATGTTATCATTCCTATATAAGCCCAGTTATGAGCAACATCACTCAAACGTTCTTTTATTTTCTCCATTGGCATTTCCTCCTTTAGAGATAACGAACTATAATAGTAGCATTACTTGACAGTAGGTGTCAAGCTAGTCAACCAGAAAGATTAAATGGAAATATCATATTCTACGCCTAGATCCAACTTGACAACCAAGAATGGTTACGGTCACGCTGGATTTAAAGTAGCAGAATGTCTAACTAAAATGGGTCATAGATTAACTTATCAGAACCCTAAAGCTAAATTACAAATTAATTTTTCACAACCTACAAATTATAAATTACATAGAAATCAATATCAGATTGGTTATACTCCATGGGAATCAACAGTTATTCCAGAATCGTGGAGAGAAAAAATAAATTCTTGCGACGAGTTTTGGACAACATCTCAATGGTGTAAAGATGTATATGAGAATAATGGATTTAAGGTATCTAATGTTTTTCCGCATGGCATAGATCCAATCTGGTCACCTAAAAAACGTGAGTCTACAAATGTTGTAAAGTTCTTGCATGTTGGAGAACCAGCAGAAAGAAAAGGCGGACAAGATACAGTAAACGCATTTATAAAAGCGTTTGGAAATAATCCTAATTATACATTAACAATAAAGGCTCATAAATCTAGTGTTCTTAGAGTATACGATAAAGATGGAAGTATTCTTGGACTTCCCCACGAAATGTATAGTAATATTAAATTAGATGAAAGAGATTTAGAGGATAACGAACTAGTAGACATGTATCATCAACATGATGTTATGATCTATCCTACTTATGGAGAGGGATTTGGATTTATTCCATTCCAGGCTCTTGCAACAGGTATGCCAGTTATATCAACACACGACTGGGCAGATTACAAAAAATATTTAGGACCTCTAAAGTTAAACTCTACACTTATAGATTCTCCATGGGATGTTATGCATCCTGGAAAAGTTTACAAGCCAGATAGCAATCATTTAGTTAGTTTAATAGAAGATGCAGCAATTAATTTTAAAGCATATTCTGGATACTATTATGCTCAGTCAACTGAAATACATAAAGAATATAATTGGGATCAGTTGACCAATAAAGCATTTGAAGAAGTATTTAAAAAAATATCATAACCCCTTCCCCTTTAGATTAAAGTTTGGTAGAATTAGACTTCAACTAAAAAATCATAAACCGCAGGGCGGAGAAAAGGTGTTATTTAAAAATGTCAAGAACTATTGAAAACCCATACGAAAATTTTATTGCTTTGTCACGTTATGCAAGATGGATTCCAGAAGAGAATCGCCGTGAATCATGGGGAGAAACAGTAGACAGATATTTTGAGTTTATGCTAGATCGTCTTTTCAAAGAACATGCATACGAACCAGAATCAAAGTTAATTGAAGAGTTAAAGTCTGCAGTTTTTAATAGAAATGTTATGCCGTCAATGAGATCTGTAATGACTGCAGGCGCTGCATTAGATCGTGACAATGTTGCTGGGTATAATTGTTCGTTTGTTCCAGTAGATTCTCCACGTTCGTTTGATGAAACAATGTATATTCTTATGTGCGGTACTGGAGTTGGATTCTCTGTTGAATACAAGTATGTTAATAAGCTTCCTGCTATTCCAGAAGCCCTTGAAAAATCAGATACAGTAATTGTTGTAGAAGATTCAAAACAAGGTTGGGCTAAGGCATACCGTGAACTGCTTGCTTTGCTATGGACTGGACATATCCCAGCAATTGATGTTTCAAAAGTTCGTCCAGCAGGTGCAAGACTTAAGACAATGGGTGGTCGTTCGTCTGGACCACAACCACTAATTAATCTTTTTGATTTTACAATTGCAAAATTTAAAAATGCAGTAGGCAGACAACTAAAGCCTATTGAGGCACATGATATTATGTGTAAGATCGGTGAAGTTGTTGTTGTTGGAGGCGTTCGTCGCTCAGCAATGATTTCTCTTTCTAATATTAACGATATTGAAATGGCCGCAGCAAAGTCTGGTAACTGGTGGGAAAATAATACTCAACGTGCACTTTCAAATAACTCTGTTGCTTATTCACGCAAGCCAGAGATGGAACAATTTATAGCAGAATGGAAAAATCTTTATGATTCAAAGTCAGGAGAACGAGGTATATACAATGTGGCCGCAGCTCAAGCCCAAGCAGCCAAGTATGGAAGAAGAGATCCAGATATTCACTATGGAACTAACCCATGCTCAGAAATTATCTTACGTCCTTACCAGTTTTGTAATCTTTCAGAAGTCGTATTACGTGAAAAAGATACAAATGAAGATGTTGCAAATAAAGTCCGCCTTGCAACAATTCTTGGAACTTGGCAATCAACGCTAACAGACTTTAAATACCTTCGTAAAATTTGGAAGGACAATACAGAAGAAGAAAGATTACTTGGAGTTTCATTAACAGGACAATTTGGACACAAGTTCTTTTCTGGAAAACAGGGTCTTGATAAGCTGGAAGATGCATTGTCTAGACTTCGTGAGTATGCTCGTGAAGTTAATAAAGAAGAGGCTGGGAAAATTGGGATTCCTGAGTCTGCAGCTATTACATGCGTAAAGCCTTCTGGTACAGTGTCTCAATTAGTCGGGGTATCTTCAGGAATGCATCCTTGGCATTCACCATATTATATTCGTACAGTTCGTGGCTCAAAGGGAGATCCAATTTCTACATTTTTAAAGGAAGTTGGAATTCCAGTAGAAGATGATGTTATGAAGCCAAACGACACATACGTATTTTCATTTCCAGTTAAAGCACCAGAAGGTGCAATTGTTAGAAATGATTTAACAGCATTAGATCACCTAAATACATGGTTGGTATACCAACGTGCATGGTGTGAGCACAAGCCATCAATTACAGTTTCTGTAAAAGAAGAAGAATGGATGGAAGTTGGTGCTTGGGTGTATAAGCATTTTGATGAGGTTTCTGGAATTTCATTCTTGCCGCATTCAGATCACTCTTATAAGCAGGCTCCGTATCAAGAAGTAACAAAAGAAGAATACGAGGATCTCCTTGCCAAAATGCCAAAAAACATTCGCTGGGAAGATTTATCTTTTTATGAGACAGAAGATGGAACATCTATTAACTCTACGCTAGCATGCAGTTCAGATGGAAATTGCGAATTAGTAGACATTTCCGCTTAAGAGGTATATAATAAACATTGGGGTAAAACCCAAAATTCCTGGGCACAGGGCCCAGAAATAAGGAGGATCTTATGCCAAAGCAAGATCTTAACAATGATGGAAAGGTAACAATGCAAGAAAAAATTCTAGCAGCGTTAGCAAGCTATGGTCGTCACTTTTTAGGTGCTGCCATTGCTCTTTACATGACTGGAAATACTGACCCAGGAGATTTAATCAAGGGTGGTATTGCAGCTTGTCTACCAGTTATTTTGAAGGCACTTAATCCAAACGAAAGCTCATTTGGGTTCACAAAGAAGTAAAAAATAGTAACAGATTAGGATAGCTCCTATGCTAAAATTGGCATAGGAGTTTTCCTATTTAGGAGATTTAGCAAATGGCAGGACAAAAAAATTGGGAAGTGGATCAAAACACTACCTTTACATTTACCGTTGAATATAAAGACAACGACGGAGATCCAATCAATCTTACAGACTGTTCAGCAAAATTACAGGTAAGAGATACAAAGGGCGGAAGCAAGCTAGCCTTTAGTCTCACATCACCTGCTGGCGGAATAATCATTGATGAGCCAAGTGGTAAATTAACAATTAAGATGACCCCTACTCAAACTAATAAATTATTCTATCCAAAGTCTTCATATGACCTTATGTTAACCGATAGCAATTTAAATAAAACTAAATTGCTTGAAGGATATATAACGTTGAGCAGATCGGTAACCATTTGATGCCAATAAACAATAACAATAACCCAACAGTAGTAGTAACTGAACAGACTAATAAAATTGTTTTAAATACACCTGGTCCTCAAGGACCTAGAGGAAAAACAATTCTGAATGGAAATGGTGTTCCAGCAGATAACCTAGGCTTTGAAGGCGATTTTTATTACGATAAACAAACAACTAGATTCTATGGGCCAAAACCCAACGACGCTTCTTGGGCAGGAGCAACTAATTATTTACTCAGTACAAGCACCCTCACATACCCTTTCTCAATCAATCAAGTTGTAAATGCAGGATCCTACCACTACCTTGAAATAGTGCACAATATGGGCTACAACCCAAATGTAACTGTCAAGAACAGCGCAGGCGATATATTAGAAACAGGAATAGACTATAATAGTATTAACAAAATTACACTGACAATGGCTCAACCATTCGGTGGGACAGCATACCTGTCTTAAAGGAGATATAGCACATGGCAAGATTATTTGTAACTGACATAAATCTGAATAAGAATGAACTTCAGAATGCCAGAATTCAGGGGCTTTCATCAGCTCCATCTAGTCCAGTAACTGGACAGATTTATTATGACACATCAAACAACACGATGTATTACTACAATGGACTTGCATCACCAAATGGTCCATGGATGCCAATGTCTGGCTCCACAGAAGTTATACAAGATGTTATTGGTTCATCTATCGTTGGCGGAGTTGGTTTAACATCAACATACGGCGATCCAGCTGGAACAACAACAATTGATTTGGATAATACAGCGGTAACAGCTGGCAACTATGGTTCACAAACAAAGATCCCAACATTTACAGTAGATGCTCAAGGTCGCTTAACAGCCGCAGGCGAAGTAGATGTAGCAACAATACTTACAGTTAATGGAGACACTGGAACAACTGGTATTTCATTACTAACAGAAGGATTGCAAGTATCTGGTGGAGAAGGAATTGATGTTGCTGTAACAGAAAACACAGTTACCATATCAGCAGAAGATGCAACTTCATCAAATAAAGGTGTTGCAAGTTTTGATTCAACAGATTTTACAGTAACATCAGGTGCAGTAACATTAAATGCAGAAAGAGTTCAAGACATTGTTGGTGGAATGGTTTCATCAAATACAGAGTCTGGAATTTCTGTTACATACGATGATACTAATGGAAAGCTTGATTTTGATACAAATGATTTTGATATTACTCTTACAGGAGATGTAACAGGTACTGGAACAGTAACTAATCTCGGTAACGTAAGTTTTGCAGCTACAATTCAGCCAAACTCAGTAGAACTTGGAACTGATACAACTGGTAATTATGTAGCAACAATTTCTGGAACAACAAATGAAATTACAGTTTCTGGTTCAGGCACAGAGAGCGCAGCCGTAACAATTGGTTTACCAGATGACGTAACAATTACCAACAACCTTAATGTTGGCGGAGACTTAAACGTAGCTGGTGTAATTAATACAGTTAACTCTACACAGGTTAACATTTCAGATAATAAGATTAATCTTAACTCTGACATGCCAGAGTCTAATGCACCATCACTAGATGCTGGAATTGTTGTACACCGTGGATTAGAAGCAGATGCTGAAATCTTATGGAGCGAGACAGCAGATAAGTGGCAAGTTGGCCTTCAGGGTGGATATTATCACGACATAGCACGTACATGGAAGTCTGATATTACCACAACAGAATCAGCACCATTTACTTTTTACGCAGATCACAACCTAGGAACAAGAGACGTAACAGTTCAGGTTTATGCAACTGCATCTCCATACAATCAGGTAGAATGTGATGTAGATCACACCTCCACATCAAGAGTAACACTGACATTTGCGTCCCAACCAACAGCTGGAGCATACAGAGTTGTTATTGTAGGATAACAGATGACAAAAAAATTCTTAACTCCTATAGCACCACCAGCACTTGCTACAGATCCTTCAGTGGCAACCCCTGGTGCAATCTATTACAATAGTGCAACTGGTAAATTAAGAATTTATTCTGGATCATCATGGGGAAATGTAGCCACAGGTGTTGCGGTTTTACCAGAACCACCAGCTACTCCCACATTAGGAGAGTTGTACTTTGATACATCAGAAAATACATTTAAAGGATATAATGGACAAGTTTGGTATGATGTTGCAGGACCAAAAGAAATTCTTGAGCACACACACAGCCAGTCAACAGGTATTGTTGAAGAAGTAACTTATGGTGAGTATGTTGATGATTCTAGAATCTTTGCATCTTCAGGCAGTGCTAGTTCAAGTTTTATAGATACTTATATTGACGGGGGTAATGCAAGTGGCAATTAGAATTCAATTACGAAGAGATACCGCAGCAAATTGGGTTTCAGCAAATCCAGTATTAAGAGCAGGCGAAATTGGTATTGAAACAGATACCCTTAAGTTTAAAATAGGTAATGGTTCTACATGGACAGCCACAACTAGTTATGCAAACGTAACTCCTTCTGGATTAACCAATAGTCTTGGTGACTACATCCTCGTAGCAGATCAAGGAACTCCTGGAGGCCCAGCAGAATTAGATTCAAATGGCGATTTAATAATTCCAGAAAACTCAATCATTTTATGGAACGATCAGGCTCACGACTATACAACAACATTAACTGCTACAGAGCCAACTGCAAATAGAACAATTACTCTTCCAAATAGTTCTGGAACAGTAGCATTAACATCAGATATTTCAACCGCTGTCAGCAATTTAGTAGACGGGGCACCTGGCCTACTAGACACATTAAATGAATTAGCAGCTGCAGTTAATGACGATCCAACATTCTTTACAACAGTTGCAACAAATTTAACTAACCACGAGGCAGATACAACAAATATTCACGGTATTGCAGATACATCTAAACTTCTTACAACAGATGGAACACAAACCGTTACAAACAAAACTTTAAATTCCCCTAAAATTAATGAGGATGTGGCTTTAACAGCAAGCTCTACAGAGTTAAACATCCTTGACGGTGCAACACTATCTACAACAGAACTTAATTATGTAGACGGTGTAACATCTTCTATACAAACACAATTAAACAGTAAGGCGTCATCAACTGACTTATCTACCCACGAATCTGATACAACCAATATTCATGGTATTGCAGACACAGCAGAATTGGCAACCAAAGCATTTGCAGCAGAACTACTTACAAATGCTACAAAGTCTAATATATCAATTACAGGAGATAAAAACGGACTTACTATTACTGCTGAAAATGGAGTGGCGGACTCTACAACAGATGCCTTGGCTGAAGGTGGTACAAATAAATACTTTACAGATGACAGAGCACAAGATGCTGTAGCAGCCGCTTTAGCAGCTGGCACACACACAAATATTTCAGTATCTTATGATGATGTAGCAAATTCAATTTCTTTAACTGGAGCAGTAACATATACAGATGAAAATGCTCAAGACGCAGTAGGAAATGCAGTTGGAACAGGTCTTTCTTATAACGATACAACTGGAGCAATTTCTGTAACTCCAAACACATACGACGCATTTGGAGCAGCTTCTGCAGCACAAACAAATGCAATAGCTCACGCTGATGCCCTTACCACTTCAGACATTGCAGAAGGAACAGCGCTTTATTTTACAGATGAAAGAGCTCAGGATGCTATCGGAACCGTAGTCGGTAACGGTCTTGACTATGATGATACTACAGGAGCAATTTCTGTAGATCCTTCAGAATTTTCATTAAATTCTGTTGGGGCACCAACTGGTGATGTAACTTTAGCAACATACAAAATAACAAATCTTGGAACACCAACGGCTTCTACAGATGCAGCAACTAAAGCTTATGTAGATTCGGTAACAGAAGGGTTACACATACACCCGTCTGCGGTAGCAGCTACTACAGGAAACATATCGTTTGCAACTTCTGTTGGAGATGTAATTGATGGTGTTACTTTAGCTGCAGGAAATCGTATTTTAGTAAAGAATCAAAACACACCTAGCGAAAATGGTATTTATGTTATAAATGATGGCGCAATGATGTCTCGTGCCACAGACTTTGATTCCCCATCAGAGGTTGATGGCGGAGACTTCATCTTTGTCACTGGTGGTACAGTTAATGACAATACAGGCTGGGTTCAAACATCAACGAGTGTTGTTACAATTGGGACAGACCCAATAACATTTACTCAATTTTCAGGAGCTGGTACATATTTAGCTGGAAATGGCTTAAGCCTTACTGGAAATACTTTTAGTATTAATACAGGAACAACTGTAGATTTAAACACAGCTCAAACTCTGACAAATAAAACTTTAACGTCTCCAGTTATTAATACCCCAACTGGAATTACAAAATCTGACGTAGGTTTGTCTAACGTTGATAATACTTCAGATGCTAACAAACCAGTTTCAACAGCACAGCAGACAGCTCTTAATTTAAAGGCAAATCTTGCGTCACCTACATTTACAGGAACTGTAATACTTCCAAATAATACAGTTACAAATGCAATGCTTGCAGGATCTATTGCAAATAATAAGTTGACAAATTCAAGCATTATTATGTCAATAGGTCTAACCGATACCACAGTAGCTCTTGGAAGCACTTATCAAATACCAAGCGCAACTCCAGACCTTCCTGGTTTAGTATATGGTGTAGTTGATACATTTAATAATAATACTGGTGTCGGAGAGTTTGTATTAGGAAACCTAACTTCGGGTGCTAATAACTCTGCGCTAGGACTAGATGCATTAAGTGCAGTTCAAGAAGGTTCAGATAACGTAGCTGTTGGATCTGGTGCTGCGGGACAATTGTTGCTCGGAAATCAAAACGTTGCGCTTGGAACATTGGCTGGAGCTGCAATTACTACTGGATCAAATAACATTGTTATTGGATATAACGCAGCAACTACTGCTGTAAATACAAGTAATCAAATTGTATTAGGAAACTCTTCAATAACAAGCTTTAGAATTCCAGGACTAGGGCTAGATGTAAATGCATCTAACAAAATAGTCACTGAAACAAATACAACAACTCTTACAAATAAAACATTAAACAGTGTTATTATTAACGGGGTTGATTTTGGAAACACTCCAATATCTGTAGCAGCGCCTATAGATGACGAGCATGCAGTAAATAAGGCATATTTGGCAAACCAAATTGCCTCATCAGTTGGATCCGATATATATCCGCTGGACGACATTTCCGTCTATTTTGACGGATCTGAGTCAAGATTCCAGCTAACATATGACGGAGAGGTATTTATACCACAAAATCCTTACAAGCTTTTGATAACGATTAATGGTATACTACAGATATTGGGAAACCAAGAAAAACATTGGCTAAGTTTGATTCCATCCGATGGATATTTCTTCGATAATGATGGATTTGTACAGTTCGGCGAACCCGTTCCAGTAGGATCTAAATTTGAGGCAAGATACATGTCGGGTCCAGAGAGTCAATCAGCTAAAAAATCAATTTATCCATTTAGAGCAGTGGATATACAATTAGGAGATTAGAATATGGCAAGAAAAGTAATTCTAGAAACACACTACACATTTACACCTTCAACAAAGACAATTTCAATTCCGAAGACAATTCTTCGTGAAAGATTGTTGTTGATTACAAACGTAACAACCAATCAGGTTATTTATAATTTTTCAGATCCTAGCTTGGGATGCACTTCATACAATACAAGCACAAGCTCAGCAATGGTGGAAAACACTACGCTTGTTCTAGAATACAATACAGCATCAATGAGTTCTACTGATAAACTTCAGATTACAATTGATGACCATTCAGAAACATTTATGCCAGCAGAGGTTTTGTTAGACACAACAAATAAGCTTCGTGTCACTCAGCCACAGGCTCTAATTGATACCGACTTTGAGTATGGTATTCAGCAAACAAAATGGGAAAACTTGGGACTTTATAACAACAGACCATATTCTTATGCTCGCCCAACTCCAATCCCAAACATTTCTGCAATTAGCTTTCCTAATAACTCAAAAACAGTTTCAATAACACTTAGCTCTGGTGTTGCCCCAGCAAACGGAACTTCAATTACCGTAGTTGACACTTATCTAACAGCTGCAAATGGTAACTTTATTATTGAGTCAGGTGGCGGAGGATCAACATTTAGCTATACAGCAAATGCTGTAAACCGAAGTGGAATTGAAGCAATTCTAGATCCAAATAAGACACTTGTTGTTCAAGGAGATGTCTTTACTGGATCAGCAATTGGCGGAAGCCCTTCATTTACATATAGCGGAAGAAAAATTACCGTAACAACAACAATTCCTCACGGACTTGCGATAGGTAATGAAATTGTAGTAATTGGTGCAACAGCAACAACTAACCCTCCAAATGGTAATCAAGAGGTTGCTCAAATTACTGGCCCACAAACATTTTCTTACTATCACGCAGTAGCCCCAACAGGAACTGTTGGCGGTGGAGCAATAATTTATGTAAGACCACAATCACAGTTTGCACATAGACCAAATGACGGCGGAGTTATCTTTGGAACAAATGCTGGTTCAAATTATGCATCATGTATTCGTCAAACTCGACGTTACTTTAGATATCAATCTGGTAAGGGCCTACAGGCTTCTTCTGGTACAATTCTAAAGCCTTATGCAGGAATTGAAAATATCCAAAGCAACGGTACAGTTGTTGTAACAGTTCAAACAAAAGAAAAGCACAATTTACAGCCAGGAACTATGATTAAGATTGGCGGATGTACTCAGACAGAATACAACGGAACATTTGAAATTCAAAGCGTAATTTCTGATGATAAGTTCCAGTATAACGCACTGTCTATACCTTCATCTTCAATTGCAACAGGAGACTTTTTTGCTTCTGTAGAGTCATGGTATGGATGCCAAAATAGACTTGGAATGTTTGATAATCAAAACGGTCTATACTGGGAGTACGATGGAACTACACTAAATGCAGTTCGCAGAAACTCTACATTCCAGCTATCTGGAAAAGTAAATGCTAACTTTGGTGGAGCAACCATCACACAGTCAAGTGCTTACTTCCCAACATTTTTCTCTAAGCAATTAATCCCAGGAGATTATATTGTAATTAGAGGACAGTCTTACAAAGTTATTGCAATTCAAAATGATACATCTATGACTATTAGCCCTGCTTATCGTGGTGCTACTACTCAATTTGCAATAATTTCAAAAACTCAAGAAACAAAAATTCCACAGTCATCATTTAATATTGATAAGCTAGATGGAACAGGACCATCTCAATACAATATCGATCTTTCAAAGATGCAGATGTTTTATATTGACTATACTTGGTATGGAGCTGGTTTCGTACGTTGGGGTGTAAGAGGTCCGAAGGGTGACGTTATTTATTGCCACAAGATGCCAAACAATAACGTAAATACAGAAGCCTATATGCGAAGCGGAAACCTTCCAGCTCGCTACGAGTCTTCAACAACACCTCCATATACAGCAACCACACAAACTGTTTTGACCACAGATTTGGCGTTAGCAGTAAGATCAACAGCAGGTTTCCCTCCAACTGGTACTTTAGCAATTAAAGACAACACTAATGTTGAGTATGTAAACTATTCTGGAAAATCTGCTACATCATTTACTGGTCTTACAAGAGGAAAAGCTGGAGAAGCCTCTATCAATATCACTCAGGCATCTGGTTCTTCTATAGGAACAGTTTCTAGCTCAGCCAACCTACAAGTTGGAATGAGACTTATTAACGATTTATATCCAGAAGGTACATTTATTGCAGCTATCAATGGAAATACAATTAAAACAAGCAAGGCAGCACTTGATGCAAACCCAACAGGAGTAATCGCAGCGCCAATGGGAGCTACATCAGCGCAATTGTTTACATTTGACGCAGTTGCTCCAACAATGGTAGAGCTAGCGTATCCATCATTCTCAGCATCCATATCACACTGGGGTACCTCAGTTATTATGGACGGAAGATATGATGATGATAAATCTCTCGTCTTTACATATGGACAGAGAAGTTCAACCGCAATTGCAGCAGGGCAATCAAGAGCACTGTTTTCAATTCGTGTAGCACCTTCTGTAGATAACGGTATCGCATCAACATTTGGTGCAAGAGAACTTATTAATAGAATGCAGCTGACGCTAAGAGCACTTGACGTTACAACCTCAACATCTAACGCCAATCTTTTGGTAACAGCGATACTTAATGGTGTACCTTCGGCTTCAACAACTTGGACAAACGCAGTCGGTAACGCTGCAAACGTTGCTAACTCCTCACTGTCTCAGATTGCAGATTATCAATCTGCTGGTAACGTTACAGTAGCTGGTGGTGAAGTTACAGCAGGATTCTTCGTAGGATCTGGAGCAAACTCAATCGACCTATCGGGAGTTAGAGATCTTGGTAACTCAATCCTCGGCGGTGGCGGATCAGCTGCTAACGCCAACATCTATCCAGATGGTCCAGACGTTCTAACTATTGTTGTACAGAACATTGGTTCATCAACAGCATCAGTGTTCGGACGACTATCTTGGACAGAGGCTCAGGCATAAGGTAAAACTATGGCTCTCAACAAGGGTAAGTTTAACACCGACGAAGACCTTCAGGTCAACTCGCTATCTGTAAATAAACGTGCTGGATTTCAGGGGGAAACAACTTTAGCTGGAAATATCCAGCTAAAGGGAACCCTTGATCTTTCAGGCGGTACAGTAAGATTTCAAGATGGTGTTCAGGATAAAATAGCAGTGCCTTCTTTAACAAGAATTAGCACTAAATATTTTCCATATACCCTTAGCAGTTTAGATGAAAGAGACACAATTATTGACATCAGAATGCAGGTTGCAAATAACTTTACGATACCTCTTGATTCTGTTGTAGACTTTCCAATTGGAACAACCATAGATATTTTGCAATCTGGAACAGGCCAAACTACCGTTGTAGCCGCTACTGGTGTAACTTTAAACTTTACTCCAGGTAGAAAATTAAGATTTCAATGGTCAATGGCAACAATTTTAAAGCGTGACGCCAACACATGGCTTCTATTCGGTGATTTAACAGCTTAAGAAAGGTTATTTAAATGGCAAAAAAAGTTGGTAGAAGAGCTCAATTATCTGGTGATTTTGAATTACCAGTACCACCTATCAATGTAACTCTAACAGATGTTGGAACGAATCGCCCATTTAATAATGCAGCAGCAGTAGTATCTTTTGATTATCCACCAGATCAGTTACCAATTATAAGCTATACAGTTGTTGTAAATTGTGGCGCACAAGGATCATTTTCAGAAATTGGAACATCTTCGCCTATTACGGTTATTGGTATTCCTCAAGGAGCTGTTGGTACAGCTACAGTAAAAGCAACAAATGCTAATGGTCAGTCAGAAGCATCAGCTGCTTCATCTTCTGTTACATTTACTACAGTTCCAGCTGCTCCAGCAACAGTAACTTCAACATCTAATACAACTGGTCCAGGACATAGCACAACCGATTTAAGAGGACAAGACACTGTTTCATGGTCTGCTTCAACTTCTGGAGGCAAGCCTTTAACTAAGTATATAATTACTTCTTCAGACAGCTCTGCTCAACCAGGAGGATTAGCATCTCCATATGAGGTTGTTGGAAATCCACCAGCAACAACAATTAATATCAGAGAAACAATGGGAACAACCCAGTCTTATACCGTAGTTGCCGTAAATGCAAACGGAAACTCAACACCAACAACATCTAATCAGGTTACAACATTCTTCTCTCCTCCAGGATTCTTTGCACCACCACTATTTTTCGCCCCACCGCTGTTCTTTGCCCCACCACTATTTTTCAGCCCACCACTATTCTTCAGCCCGCCGCTGTTTTTCAGCCCGCCGCTGTTTTTCAGCCCGCCGCTGTTCTTCGTGCCACCACTATTCTTTAGCCCACCGCTGTTTTTCAGCCCGCCGCTGTTCTTCACCCCGCCAAGATTCTTTGTGCCACCGCTGTTCTTTACCCCACCTAGATTCTTCAGCCCGCCGCTGTTCTTCAGCCCACCGAGATTCTTTGCTCCACCAACATTTTTTGGTCCTCCAGGATTCTTCTCGCCACCTAGATTCTTTGGTCCTCCAGGATTTTGTATTCCAGAAAACACTAACGTCTTAACAAAAGACGGATATAAGAAAGCTAAAGAAATTGTTAATGGCGACATTCTTATAACTGCAGTCTTTGACGAAATTCCAGAAGGTGATCCAAACTGTACTATTGGTTCAGTTTCAAAGAAATGCATATCTCTTGTAGATGCATGGAACTCTGATTCTTTAGAAAATGTTTCTTACATTGAGTCAACAGTCTTTGATATTAATGAACAAGACTACGCTTCAATTGTTAGAATAAATGATGAAGAAAAGTATGATTTATCAACACAAGAACAGATTTTAATAAAAAGAGCAAATAAATACAAATTTATTACAAGCTCTAAATTAAAACAAGGCGATCAAATTGTATCCTATAAAGACAATGAATTAGAATTTATAGATGTTGAAAAGGTTGAAATTGTTAAAAAGGACACCAAGGTGTATTTGATTTATAGAGAACCTTGGGGGCTATTAATTGCAGAGTCAATGCTAGCCTACAACGGATGTAAAACCCTACAAGATACTATTGACTAGGTTTTTTAAATATGATATTATGTATTTATGATATATAATAAACAACAACTATATCCTGGCATATGGAAATACCCAAATTCTTTCCCAGAAGATTTAAACTTAATTCAAAGAATTGAAGATAAGGTAGATTCTGGTGTTTTAAAATGGAATACAGCTACCGTATGCTTAGAAGATCAGGATCTAGAGTATAGAGATTGCCAAGATCTCAAGATGTATAATTTACCAGAATATATAGATATATATAATGACATATATAATTGTCAAAAAGAAGCCGTGCTAGATTACTGCGAAATGTATAGTATTAGAATGGATTTTTGGGAATGGACAAATGTTGTAAAGTATGGAAAAGGACAATATTTTAAGGAGCATTCAGACGACGGTTGGTCATACAAATCCGCCGTTTCTTTGGTAGGATATCCTAATGATAACTATACTGGCGGAGGATTGTTTTTCCCTAAATTTGATTTACACATAGAGCCTAAAGCTGGTGATTTAATTATATTTCCATCTTCATTTATTTATTCTCACATAGCTCTTCCAGTAAATTCTGGAACCAAGTATTCTTTTGTCACCATGTTAGACTATAACGATGATGCCCATTCAAAAGAATATGATGACTATATTGACAAAAAGCATAAGAAGGAGTCAAATTAAATGCTACCAAATGCAGAAACAATTTATCCAGGAATTATTGTATATAGAGATGTATTTAAAAAAGAATATAATTTAGACACTAGACTAGAATCTGTTCTTTCTAAAACACAAGGCAAGAAACACTGGAACCTTGCTCAGACTGGATACGACACCCTAAATAAAGATTATAGAGATGCTTGGGATTTCAAGATTAAAGAAAACCAAGGCGGATCCTTAATGCTTGGTAACGGAACACACGTCGAGCCAGAAGACTTCACAGAAGAAGAATTTGAGCTACGCAGTATTTGGAGAGAGTCAAAGGCTGCTCAACTTTCAGCAGTTTATGACTACATGAATATGTTTCAAATTCCACCATTGAATTATTGGGAAGCTTTTAATTTTATTAAGTATGGTAAAAATCAACACTTTAATGTTCACTCAGATCACGGGTACTCCTACGTTTGCGTTTTATCTTCAGTTGGATACATAAACGACGATTACGAAGGAGGAGAGTTATTTTTTGACAAGCTTGGCGTTAAGGTAAAGCCAAGAGCTGGAGACCTTTATCTTTTCCCATCTTCCTTTATATATTCTCATGCTGCAATGCCAGTAACATCAGGAACAAAATATGCAATTGTAACCATGCTAGATTATCAAGAGGCTCCACATACACCACTGTACAGAGAAATTGAAGCTAGCTATGAATATAATCATATTACTGAAGGGAAAAAGTTTAAGCCAGCAGAACAATTAATGGAAGAGAAATCAGTTGATTAATTTAAATGCTTATAAAGTTTCAGATTTTTCTGCAAACATAGTTCCACTTTCTGCAAAAAGAAATTGGATGGACGAAACTACCCATAAGCATGCATATAGATGTTTCCCTTTAACTTTAAGTAACCAGGTTGGCTGGGGGCTATCTTTCCCTGAAGATATAACATTTATGTGGGATGGAATTACTAGTACTTATCCAGATAACGTTAAAGTCCTTCAGGGAGAAAAATATTGTGAAACGGGTAGGGGACACGCAACAATTAATTTTAAAACTAACCTACGTTTTGTCACTGATAAAAACTATAGCCTTCTTTCCTTTCCAGTTCCAAATAGTTTTACAGATGGGGCAAGTGCGGTTACTAGTATATTAAGTACATCTTTTTTTGAAGGCCCACTACCAGTAGCCTGGAAAATTACCAGACCTTTTGTCCCTATTACAATAAAAGCGAATGAACCATTTATTGCAATTATGCCAATATCTCTTACAGACTTAAATAATTCTACAGTTAATTTAGATGAAGAAAGAAATGCTCCTTTAATTAAAAGAGATATACCGCTTACAATGGAGGGTGCCATGAAAGCAGCAGAAAAAGCAAATTCTGAAGGAACATGGACTGATTACTATAGAGATGCTGTAGACTACATGGGAAACCATTTAGGGGAACATGAAGTTAAATCGATCAAGCTTGGAGTTAAAGATTTAACAAAATGAAAATTGTTTTTAATTCAAATAGAGTTTATAATAACAAGGACACCGCTCCGTCTCCTGCAAAAAAAACAACCCCAAATTGGTTTTTAAATGCCAGTAAATACTGGACAGACAAAGATAATAAGGTTATAGATTTTCCACCTAAAAACAAAAAAGGCCCTGGATTTAAATCGTGCCCAGCGCTACTTGATGTATTTTCATCTGGATATATGTTAACAACTCCATGCGATGTTGCTGTTTCCAGCTATAATGAAGTTACTTATATTCAACCAGAAAAGGGGTTTGAAGGATTTTGTGACTCTAGACCTCATATGGGTGAGTTTTATTATCCAGATGGATACTATAAGCAGTCATATCATTGGTATCCAAACTGGGGATTTACTTTGCCAGAGGGGTATAGCGCTTTAATAACACATCCGATAAATCATTTTGAGCTGCCTTTTTTGACTACAAGCGGTATAATTGACAGTGATAGGTATGGGCCACCAGGACTTATGCCATTTTTTATAAAGAATACTTTTCAAGGTATTATTAAAAAAGGAACTCCTTACGCTCAAATTTTTCCTTATAAAAGAGAAGAATGGACGTCTGAAGTTAACCTTTTTACACAAGAAGAAATGGTTGAAAAGCATGAAGCTCATACAAAAATTTACAGGCAAGACGAGCTTGGAAATGAAAAATTTGGAGTTTACAAACAAAAAACTTGGGTCCCCAAGAAATATGAATAAGATGATAGGTAGAAAAAATGCACGTTAATGAATCTGATTTAAGAACACATAGAACCTCAATTACACCCTCAGGATACTTTGGAGCAGGAAAAGAAAATATTGTTGAGGTGGAAAACTTTCTTACAGAAGAAGAGTGTGAATTTCTGTTAAGTTATGTAAAGGGTAACACTATTTGGGACGGTGGACAAGATGTGGTTAATGAAAACGGAACAGTAATTTATCAGCACGACGTATGGAGAGATCGTGTCGCCACAAGAGCTTCTTTAGATAAAGGAAATCCCGAAGTGTCAGTAATGCTAGAGCAGATTATCCAAAGGCTAAAGCCAGTTATCGAAAAGCATTTTAATGTAGAGGTTTATCCAACAGGACCATGCTTGGTCAGATGGCCAGTAGGGTCTATGCAGTGGCCACATGCAGATAAAGAGTTACATGAAGGTCCAGATGCTGGAAAGCCTGGAAACTTCCCGTGGTATGACATTGGAACAATATTTTATTTAAACGAAGATTATGAAGGCGGAAGACTGCATTTTCCAAAACAGGATGTAGCAATAAGACCTAAAAGAAAAGCAGCATATTTTTTCCCTGGAGACTTGAATTATATTCATGGTGTCGATGTAATTACAGCAGGTACCAGATACACATCGCCTTGGTTTTGGACAATCTCTAAGTTAGATAAGGATTCAGAATGAGTGATATAGTATCAAAAACGTTATACCCTAAAATTGAAGTATACAAAGGGTTGCTACCAGATCATAAAAAGATCTTTGAAATTATAAAATCAACAGAAGGTTTAACGGAGGAAGATAAAGACTCTGGAGAACATTATTTTAATCCGTGGTATCAATGGAGTGCATTTGGCTTATACTCAAGTACAAAGCATAAAGATGCTGTCCAAGACCAGCTTGGAAAAAATGAAACATTTGATAACGAATACTGGGCTGCCGAAACAGTTTTTGACGCATACAATGTAGCACTAGATCATTATATTGAAAAGTATAATGTAGAGCTTCCAAAAGATTCTGAGTTAGGATCCTCATCATTTTGTAAATATCATACAAATGTAGACACTTTAAAAAATAATCTAACTATGCAATTTCATACTGATTTTAAGCAAACAGAAAAAGATATGCCTGGTAATCAATTTTTTATAACTTGTACTGTTTATATAAATGATGATTATGAAGGTGGAGAAATTGAGTTTTATGTAGACGGAGAGTTTGTTCCAGCCTACAAACCAGAAGCAGGGGACATTATGGTATTCCCATCAGGAGAGCCTTACTATCATGGAGTGAGAACAGCAACCCAGGGAAATAAATATTTAATTAGAAACTTTATGTTTTACCCATACGAAGGGTCTGAAGAGTGGCTAGCTAATCAATCAAAGTATGGAGCAGTTAAGTGGGCTCAAATGGAGAGAAGAAGAATGGCCGAAGATGTTTACGGAGGCAATATAGTTTTTAAAGATGGCGTAAGAGTTATGCCGTCTGAACAAGATATACAATATGCATTAGAGGCATTAGAAAGAGAAGAGGAAGCTGGCTATGGAAATTGTAACGCTAAAGGATGACGTTTTTGTTGTAGATAATCTAATAACACCAGAAGAATGTAGTGCAATTATTGGATATCTGGATGGAATTGTAAATGCAGGATTTTTAGAATGGAATCAAATCTCATTCTACGGATCTTTTGCAATGGGATATTGGCCACACGATGACAACCTATTGTTATTTGGCTTACCAAGAGATTATTTTTCACAACTGAAAGAAAAAATTAAAAAGGCTGGAGAAGAATGTTTTGGTAGAGAGCTATCTGAAGTTAGTTATCATGCACAAAAGTGGGTAGTCGGTGCGTTTGCAAGTTTTCATTCAGACAATACTCATGAAGATGGAACTCCCTCTGCATTTTATAAAAGTAAATATGCTGGATTCCTATATTTAAATGATAATTTTGAAGGTGGAGATTTAAACTTTAAGCATCATGACATAGTCATTAAACCAAAGCCAGGAAGACTAGCATTCTTTAAAGGTGGTTATGGCAACGAGCACGAAGTGTCAACTGTTAAGAATGCAGAAAGATATACAGTAGGATCTTTTTGGGATAATGCTGATGCTGTATACACTCCAGAACAAATAGCGGAGTGGGAAGCTGAATTGAAGCAAACAAGAGCCGAGCAAGAAGAAACTTACAAGGAATGGGCTAAGGCTAAAGAAGAAGGAACTCCTTTACAATATAAGGCAAAATATGATTAAAGAAGTTCTTCATCCTAAGGTGCATTACTACAGAAATGTTATTGAGGATCCAGGTCTATTTTTAAAAGAACTAGAGGAGTCTGATCTAGATCCATCTTATGTTCCACAAATAGGTCCATGGCAAGAGTGGAGATCTTCTTCTGGAACCAATGATGTTTTTGGTAAACAAAAGGAATGTCGACTTAACAATTTTAAAAATCAAACAGTCGGAGATAAAATAAACTCAAAGCTTTGCTCTATGTTAGCTTACAAAGTTATAAATATCGAAGAGTCTTTTTGCAAAGATACAGGTATTGAGCCAGGATATTTGCCCACAACCTTTTTTATTAAGAAGTATGATGTTGGCGCATATATGGGATCCCACATAGACTCATATGATGATGACCAAGATCCACTAACGGTTTCAATGGTTGTCTATTTAAATGACGACTATGAAGGCGGAGAGATAAACTTTCCAGATTTCAATATATCCATTAAGCCAGAAGCTGGAAGCGTTGTTGTTTTTGAGTCAAAGGACACATTTCATGAACCTGCAGAAACAACCTCTGGGAACAAATATCTAATTCCCATATTCTTTTATAAAAGGTAATATCTAGTATATAATATAATTATGACATATCAGATGAAGGTTATCAAGGACTACCCAATAGGCTTCTGGCCCCTGGATGAGTCTTCTGGTACAACCGCTACAGATATTTCTGGATGTGGAAATAATGCTACCTATGTAGGATCTCCTGTATCAAATATACTTCCCTTAGTTTCTGGTGGAGTTTCTGGAACCCGCATTACAAATACAGCATATATAACTTTACCTGTTACAAAAGATTATTATGGAGCAACTGTCGGAGCGGGCTTTGGAACAAAATATACTTCAGATAATGATTTTACAATAGAGGCATGGATACACCCATCAATTGAATCTTCTTCAGAGACACCAATATTTGCAGACCCAACAAATGACATAGGTTTATTCTGGGAAAATGGAGATATATTATTTAAGGTATCAGACACAGAATCAATTAGATACTGCGTTACATACAGTAAGAAGTCCATACACCTTGTCGGAGTTTACTCAGTAGGAGCTATTACCCTATATATAGATTCATTTGCCGTTGACTCCAAAGCTTTATCTAATTTTAAATTTACAAACACAACACTAGGATTACAGGTAGGCCCAACATCAGTTGTCGGAGATACATTTATTATAGATGCTCCAGCTGTATACAGATATGGACTACAGCCTGATTCTATAAGAAAGCATTATGTAGATGGAAATATTTCTACTTCCGCAATTAATGTTGTTTATCCAGATAAAGGAATATTATTCACTGGAACAGATGCAAACATTAAAGCTGTAATGGACTACTCATATCCAGCAAGCAAGGCGTGGTCAGATTTTGTAGATGAAAACACATACTACGATTCAAATAACAGATACATTTCTTTTTATAAAACAGATACAGTCGAAGCCAAAACCTTTATCATAAATGATTACTTTTTCGTTCCTTCACAAATAGGCTTAACTACTTCAAAAATTGAATGGCGGAATGATCTAGGAATTACAGTAGAGTCTAGTGTAGATGGAATTGCATATTCTCAGTGTGTAAATGGACAGCCATTGCCACAATATACTAAAGATTCATTTAACTCTAGCGGTAACGTATACATTAGAATTACAATGTCTACTACAGATGCAAGCAAATATCTACCAAAACTATCATTCTTTTGTATAACATTTTATGCTGATAGAACAATATATGCAGATAATTTTGGGGATAAAATAACCTCTTCAACTGATTATTACTTAGGCTCCTTGAATTACCCAATTTTATCAAGACATTATATGAATGGAATTAGGGCTAAAAGTGGATCAGGATTTAGTTTAAATTCATCTACTTCTGTGAAGTCTATAGAGATGTTCTTTACGCCCCTTACGTTGGCCGCTAACACCCTTTTGTATGCCTACAACCCTTCTACTACCAGACTAGCCTGGAACGGCTCTGGAGTGGTTTCTAAGGCCAATATAGCCAAGATATATGTAAACAATGTAGATGTAACTAATCAAACAAACATTAGTTCCTATTTAGTTGAAGAAGAGCCACATCACATTGTAATCGTATTTACTGATCCAGTAACTGCAGAATTAAGATTTAATTATGAGCTTATGTCGGGGTCGGGAGGGCCAAGCAACCTTTATAAGAATATTGCTACCTACAACTCTGAGTTAACAGCATCAAAAATTGAAACCCACTTCGAGCTTTATTGCGGAAAGCCTGTGGAATCAATTACAGAAAATGCCATAACCATGACAGAATTAGCCACAAAGTATTATAATAATGACTGGGTCGTTCTACAAAGCATATAATTTTGTCATCTGCCTTGACAAAAAGCTGGACTTAGGCCATAAAGAATGGTAAAATAAACTTCTATGGATATTAGTAAAGCAAATACAAAGATTCTGCAGGAAGAGTCAACGCTAGGCATATATGTTTGGGAAATGCCAGACGGCAGATGGATTGGAGACGAAGATGGGAATTATCTTTCGATCACGTCGAAAAAAGGCAATAGATCCAGAATCGATGCTTTGGCTAGAGAAGTTCGCACATTCGGTATATATGAAGGCGGGCCTAAATTTCTTTCAGCAAGACGCAAAATTACAGATGAAGAATACGCAGAACAAGAGCAAAGACTTAAGTGGGGACTAGTTCCTGATCCTTTGGATATTGGAAACTATAAAGACGAAATTAAAAATTTAAGGGCAGAGGGACAGTAATGATTCAATACGAAGAAGACAATGATTCACAAGAGATCGCTATATCTAATGTTGCCGACTGGATGAAGTTTAATACTCCAAGAGAGCAAACAAGCACAGACCTATTTAAGGTAAGCGGAGAAGACCTCACAAAGATATCGGGTTTAAGTCCTGCATTCCGTCGAAAGATGAGTAGGGAATTACAAAAAAGATTTCAAGGTATTGAAGGAACTGAAACACAACAAAATTTATTGGCACAAGCAATTACTGGCTACGCCATGTTCGATCTTATAGAGCCACCATACAACTTAGATTACCTTTCAACTATTTATGAAATTTCTCCATACAACTATTCAGCAATTAACGCTAAGGTTTCAAATATTGTTGGTCTTGGACACGACTTTATTGAAACACGTAAGACTCAAGAAGCATTTGATAATATTACAGATGATAAAGCATTAGATCGTGCACGTAGAAAGCTAAATAGACTTCGTCAAGACTTATATGATTGGCTAGAGCAGTGCAACGAAGAAGAAACATTTACAGAAACATTAATTAAAGTCTACACTGATGTTGAAGCAACAGGAAATGGTTATATAGAAATTGGTAGAACTTCTGCTGGAAGAATTGGATATATAGGACATATCCCAGCAAAGACAATGCGTGTTCGTCGCCTTCGTGACGGCTTTATTCAGTTGTTATACGGTAAGGCAGTATACTTCCGCAACTTTGGAGATCAAGAAACAGAGAACCCAATTGCAGGAGGACTAGATAGACCAAATGAAATTATTCATCTAAAGAAATACACGCCAACAAATAACTACTATGGAATCCCAGATATCGTGGCATCTTCAAATGCTATGGCTGGAAACGAGTTTGCAGGAAAGTACAACCTTGACTACTTTGAGAACAAGGCGGTTCCAAGATATATAATCACCGTAAAGGGTGCTAAGTTATCAACAGAGTCTGAGCGTAAATTACTCGAGTTTTTCCAGGTAGGTCTAAGGGGTAAAAATCATAGATCTTTATACATTCCTCTTCCACCAGATTCACCAGACTCAAAGGTTGAATTTAAGATGGAGCCAATTGAAGCTGGAACTCAGGAGTCTTCATTTAACGTATATCGTAAATCTAATAGAGACGAAATTCTATTATCTCATCGTGTCCCAATTAATAAAATTGGAACTCCAGAAGGAGTCAACCTTGCAGTCGCAAGAGATGCAGACAAAACATTCAGAGAGCAGGTATGTCGTCCAGCTCAAATGAATTTAGAAAAGAAATTAAATAAAATTATTGAAGAAATGACAGATGCCTTACTTCTTAAATTTAATGAGCTTACTCTAACCGACGAAGATACTCAGTCAAAAATTGATGAGAGATATTTAAGGATGCAGGTAATTACCCCTAATGAGGTAAGAATTAGAATGGGTCTGGTCCCTATTGACGGCGGAGATAAAGTTGTTGAATTAAAGCCACAGCAACAGGCAGAGGCAAGAGCACAGGCAGGAAAAACCAGATCTAGAGATTCTGAAAGGTCTGCAAATTCCCCAGATGTTTCTGGAGAAGGCCGAAATACTCAGGGCGACGGACGACAAGTCGAATAACCTTACTCAACTGATTATTTGCCTTATATACAATAACGTTATAAAATTAAGCATATGAACATTGAAAAATCACTATGGTCTTCGCATGGCGACAACCTTACATTATCGGTTCCTTTTACTAAAGTTAACCGTGAAAAAAGAACTGTCTCAGGATTTGCAACTTTAGATAATATCGACCAGACTGGCGATGTTGTTACTGCTGAAGCAAGTCTAAAAGCGTTTGAAAGTTTTCGTGGAAACATTCGTGAGATGCATGGATCAAATGCAGTTGGCAAAATGGTTTCATTTAAGCCAGAAACATTTTATGATCCAACAACAAAAGAATTTTACAATGGAGTTTATGTTGATGCATACATTTCAAAAGGTGCCCAAGACACTTGGGAAAAAATTCTAGATGGAACATTAGCAGGATTTTCAATTGGCGGAAAGATTGTAGATTCAGAAAACGAAGTTAACAAGTCTACAGGTAAGCCAGTAAGATTTATTAAAGAATATGCATTGATGGAATTGTCAGTAGTTGACTCTCCAGCAAATGAACTATGCAACATCTTGTCTGTTCAGAAAATGAATGGTCAGCTAGTATTTAAAGGAATGGCAACAGAAGTTGTAGCAGAAAATATTTTTTATTGTGCAGATACTGATTCAGTGTTTGTATCAAAAGAGTCATCTTATGATTCCCCAGTTACAGGTAAGCCTGCAACATTAATTGGTTGGGTAGAGTCAAACGATGTTAACAAAGCAAAAGAAATAGATAAGATTCTTGATTTACACAAAAAGTCAAGATTGTCGACGCCTGAAACACAAATTGCAAAACAGGCAGACATAGAAGGAGGTAAAGAAGTGTCAGAAAATACAGAAAACGTAATTGCAGAAGATGCAGTAGCACCAGAAGCAATCGTAGAAGACACAGCAGTAGATGCTCCCGCAGAGGAAGCACCAGCTGTTGAAGAAGCTCCTGCAGATGCAGTAGCAGACGCTTCTGCCGAATCTCTAGAAAAAGCAGCCGACGTATCAGAAGTTGTGGTTGATGAACCTGATTTTGCAAAGATGCTTGGCGATCTTAAAGGCTTTTTCTCAGAAACACTAAATAAGGCTTCAGAAGCAAATGCTACTCAAGTTTCAACTATTAAAGAAACAGTTGAAGCATTTAGCAAGAGCGCTGATGTTCGTATTTCAGAATTGGCAGAACAAAATGCAGCACTTTCAAAGGCTGTAGAAGATATCAAGAACACGATTGATGGCGTACAAAAGCGTGTCGATGCAGTAGAATCAGAGACTGCAATTAAGAAGTCCTCTGACCTTGGCGGGTCACAGGAAGTAACAATCAAAAAATCAAAGTGGAACGGTTCTTTCCTCGGTTCCGTAACAGAATTAATTAAATAAGGTAGGTGAAATATAATATGAGTAATGAAACATTAGAAAAGGCAATCGCAGCAGGAACAACTGCAACAGCGACATTCGCCTCAACTACTGGCGCTAATGGAGTACACGTAGCTGGCGAAGCTGGCAACGGTGGACTTCTAAACGCAGAACAATCAGCCCGCTTTCTAGATTATATGTTCGACGCAACCGTAATTGGTAAGGTCGCCCGTACAGTCAGAATGAGAAGCGATACAGCAGAAATTGATCGTATGTCCGTTGGTGAGAAGCTTATGACTCTCGCAACTGAAGGAGATGCAACTGGCTCAAACGCAGCAGTTACTTTCTCAAAGATCTCTATCACAACTAAGAAGCTTCGTCTAAATTGGGAGCTTTCAACTGAGTCTCTAGAAGACAACATTGAAGGTCCAGATCTAGAAGACCACATTGCCCGTTTGATGGCAACACAAGCAGGTAACGATATCGAAGATGTAATCCTTAACGGAAATACAGCTTTGACTAGCGATGACCTATACAAGTCATTTGATGGCGTTGTAAAGAAGGCAAAGGCTAGCGGTCACGTTGTAGCTGGTGCAGGCGCAGGAGTATCTCGTGAGCTTTTCAACAAGGCTCTAAAGGCACTTCCACGTAAGTACAAGCAACGTCGTGGTGATCTACGCTTCTTGGTAGGTTCAAACCTAATCCAAGATTTCCTATATGCTAACAGCATTGGAACAAACCAAACAATTCCATCAGATATCGCATCAGGCGTTATCCGTGGAACAACACCAGGACTTGGTGGTCCAGCAGGATATGTAGCACCATTTGCATTCGGAATTCCAATCGTTGAAGTTCCTATGCTAAAGGAATCACAAGATGGTTCATATTCAGGCGAGACTGGCGATCACGGAGACATCCACTTGACATTCCCAAATAACGTAGTTATTGGTATCAAGCGTGACGTAACTGTATATCGCTTCTTCCAGCCACGTAAGGACTCAATCGAGTACACAATGTATACTCGTGTTGGCGTTCAAATCGAGCAGGCAGATGCTTGGGTAGTCGTTAAAGACGTTAAGGTTGCTTCCTAATTAATAGGATTTAAATCTGCTAAAAGCCCCCTAAATTAATTTTTGGGGGGCTTTTCATTTTAATTTAGTAATGCTATAATTGTTTAGAGTAGAAATGGGAGAATTACATGTCATTTGAGACATTAAAGATATCTGAAATAAAGAAGATTGCAGAAGATTTTGCAGTAGATACAGATGGCCTAAAGAGCAAGGCCGACATTATTGCAGCCCTTGCAGAAGAAGGCGTTACTTGGTCTGTATATAACAAGACCATGGACAAGATGGAAGAAGAAGATATGTCAGTAGAAGTATTGCCAAAGTTTGATCCAAAGGCGGAACAGCCAGAAAACACAGTATTAGTAAGAATGACTAGAGATAACTTTAGATATGATATTATGGGATTTACGTTCACAAAAGAGCACCCATTTATTGCAATGAACAATGAAACAGCGCAAGCAATTTTTGATAAGGAGGAGGGTTTTAGATTAGCAACTCCAAGAGAAGTCCAGGAGTATTACAACTAACTAAACCTACGCCATGGAAATTTATGTAGGATCTACCAACCCAGTAAAACACAAAATTTTTTGGAGGGGTGAAGCAACAGACGCAGACTCTAATCCAACAGTTGCAGTCTATGATGTAAGCAATGATCCAGAAACAACCATAAATCCATTAACTCCATTATATTCAGGTTTAACTACTCAAAAATCAGAAACTGACATAGGGGTATATAGCTTAAACCTACCAGTAGATGCAACATATAAAGCTAGAGATTTTAAATTAGTCTGGTCTTATAATATTCAAGGAAGTTTCCAGTCAAGACAACATAAACTTTTTGTTGTTCAGCCATATGCTGATCATGCTCAAGTTTATGATTATTTGCGTATTGGTAATGACCCATCAGATCCAAACTATAGATCTTACGAAGAAATAGTTTCAGCTGAAAGATATGCTCGTAAAGTAATAGAAAATTATACAGGTCAAAAATTTTATAATTATCCAGATGTATGTTCTGTTTATGGAACAGACTCAGACTCACTGATGCTGCCTTCTAGGATAGAGTCATTATATAGACTACATGCAAATGATATTCTTTTAGAAGATAATCTAAATAATATTGACAATTGGAACTATAAGGTAGATGTTACCGAAAGTGGATTTGCTCTTCGTATTAATAGAGCAAACATGCTAGACAATACAGTTTATACTGCAAATGGCATGGTTCCTCCAAGCATTAATGATTCCTCTGGAATTTTTAGAAGAGGTGTAAGATACACAGTGTTTGGAAAATTTGGCTGGCAAGCAGTCCCAGACGAAGTAGACCTTGCAGCAATGGAATTAATGAAAGATTATTTTTCCAAAGATAACATGTGGAGAAACAAATATGTTACCAAAATTTCAACATTTGACTGGGATTTTGAATACGGAAGTGGATCAACTTCAGGAACTGGAAATCTTTATGCAGATCAATTGCTCTCAGATTATGTAGTTTCTAAAGTTATACTTATCTGATGAATGGAATTATAGACTCTGTTTTGTCTATGAACCTAGATGTATATAGACAGTTTGAGGTTCAGGATCCTGATACAGGAGCAATACTTAGGGAATGGAATTACTACAAAACAATACCGTGCCACGCTAAAGGAGTTATTAGCAACTCTGCAACTACACGTTCTAGTGACAAGCAAATATTTTCAAATAAGTATTTGAACGATCAAGTTATTCAAGTTAGAACTTCAGAAAAATTAACATCTAGAGAAAAGGTTACAAACATTAGGGACTCTAATGGAAACACTATCTGGAATGAAATTAATTATCCAAACGAAACTCCAACTGTATTTGAAGTTATGGGAACAACGCCAGTCACCGACCCATTTGGTCGTGTAATTGCATATAGCTCATCTATGAAGAGATCGGAGAACCAGCAAATTGGACAATAGCGGATTACTGGTTCAAGCATCAAGCGGACTTGAAAGAATGATGCATGCTAATCAAAGCGGACCTTTAAAAGATAGCACAGTAGCTCAGGTGTCAGCATTTGTATACTATGAAGCAGCAGTCATATCTAAGTTAACATCTAGTGCTAAATTTAAAGCTTTATTTGTAAATACAATTTTTAATCAAGTCTCTGAAGATTTTGGAAACTACATAGATGCATTAGCTAGATCAAAGCCTAAGAGCTTACACCATGTTTATGAATGGCAAAAGTCTGGAGACAAAACAGGCAGACTTTTTAAGGTAAATAAAATTTCTGAAGAAGGATTGTCTTTTAGATTAAACTATGATTTCTTGCCATCAAAATCTATGGTTCCTTCATCAAATGGAAAGCGTAGGCATATGTTTAAAAATAAAGCTTCTATAATGGAAGCTGGCAATCCATTAGTTATTAGACCTAAGAATTCAGAACGATTAGTTTTTGAAATTGATGGAGAAACAGTTTTTATGCCTAAGGGCCAATCTGTAACAGTTAAGCGCCCTGGAGGATCTGCTGCTACTAACCAATTTACTTTAGCGCATTCAAGATTTTTTAGTGGAAGGTTAGTAAATGAATCAATTAAAAAATCTGGATTTCAAAGAATATTTAGCTCAAGTCTTACTAAGGCACTTAGAGTTCCATCTAATATTAAGAAAGTTCAATATTCATTTTCACCAAACCTTATCAGGTCTCAGGCTGACGAGGCGCTTGCTGCGTCATTTGGAGGTGCAATGTGACGGCTAACTATAAGCTAGATGCCATGCTAGAGCTTCGCAAGTATTTATGGAAAGAGCTATATACCCGTAATATATTTGATGAAGATGACTATTGGTCAGACAACTTAAATGAAAGCATTGTTCCAATTATCCCAGTTCAACAAGTTGCTGAAATGAATCAATTTTTAAGTGGGAAGAAGCATATTGTTTACGACAAGATTGGCATGTCGTATGAAGACAACTGGCTAATCTGCTGTGAGCAGATCATGTTTACTTTATATTCTACGTCTGTGGCAGACATAAATGAAATTAGAAACTATATGACTGATGAGTTTAGAAGAATGGATGAGTCTGCTAGAGATGTTAACAGATGGACTGAATTGTCAAATAAATTTAAATTTCATAGCATATGGGTGGCAGATATATCCCCAACAGCCCCCTCAGAAGAGCTTCAGGGGTTCTTCTCCGCAGAGGTGATATTAGAGATTAAATACTCTAGAATCACAGATTCCGTAGGTAGATTCCTCTAGGGTTTGCCTTTTTACCTATTATGGAATAAAATTATCCTAAGAGGAAAGAAGCCTAGCCAGCTTTAATTTAAGATTTTAAAATATATATATATATTAAAATATAGGAGGTAAGAAAACTATGGCACAATCCGTAGGTAATGCTAAAAATATTCTCGTTGGTGCATCTCCGTTGTTCTTGTCAACAATTGACGTAAACGACTCAGACTACATCTCAAACGCAGAAGCAGGCGTAGCAGTTGCATCAGGCGCAGGAACAGTAGGCGTCCCAGCATTTGCATCAGGCGTATCATACACATCAACACTAAATGCTGTTGATCAAGAAGCAGGAAAGTTTGGATACCGTAACGTTGGTTTTACTAACAATGGTCTTCAAATTACTTATAACCCAACATACGATTCAGTAACAGTAGATCAGCTACTTGATACAGCTAAGCTGTTCAAGTCTGCGATGGAAGTTATGATTGCAACAGAAATGTCAGAAGGTACTCTCGAGAATATCGCAGCAGTATTCGGACAGAGTGCATCAACTCTTTCAACAACAGGAACTGGACTAACAAAGAAGGATGTCCTCGGTCTTGAGGCAGGTTCTCTAGGAGCAGCTCCAACAGAGCGTCAATTGATTGCAGTAGGTCTAGCACCAACAGCAAGCTCAACAGCTTCAGAGCGTGTATATTATGCACGTAGAGTTTTGTCTGTACAACAGTCACAATTCTCTCTTGCACGTACAACTCCAACTACATTCCCAGTAACATTCCGTCTTCTACCAGATGCTAACTACGCTGGCTCAGAATACGGCAAGATTATTGACCGTGTACTAGTAGCATAATAAATTTAATTTATTAGCGAGAACCCCCAGGAAACTGGGGGTTTTCCATTTGTATAGATAATGCCTATATGTTATAATAATTAAGACTAGATCCTAGGAGGATTAAATTGGCCACAACAGTATATGACGTAGAAGAAGTACAGCTACAAAACGGACAGACCGTAAAGCTAAAACCACTCTCTATTAAAGAACTTCGTAAGTTCATGATTGCAATTAAAAAGACTGGGGATTCCCAAACAGAAGATGAAACATTAAATATCTTAATTGACGCTTGTGCAATTGCACTAGAAAAACAACTACCAGACTTGGTAGCAGACAGAGAAGCATTTGAAGATGCAATCGATGTTCCAACAATGAACCGCATTCTAGAAGTTTGCGGAGGAATTAAACTTGACGACCCAAACCTACTAGCGGCAGCGGTTCTGGCTGGTCAGAACTAGACTTAGCCGCTTTAGAAGGAGAACTTTTTCTTTTAGGACATTGGAGAAATTACGATGAACTTGAAGAAAATTTATCAATGCCAGAACTTATAGCTACCCTTAAAGCTTTAAAGAAAAAGGAACACGGAGAAAGAAAGTTTCTAGCATCTTTAAAGGGAGTAGATTTAGGTGAGTACGAAGAAGAAAACGAAGAAGGTTCTAGTTTCGAAGAGATAGAATTGAGAGCAGCAGGAATACATGCTAATCCCAATGATGTCGTTTCACTACAAGGAAGATTTGCAGCTCAGGCTGGATTCGGAATTGGAGAAGGACTAGGATACACCAAGGAGTAATATAAACATAAATGGCTGAAGAGACAATAAGTACCCGAATAGTCGCTAACGCTGACTTCTCAGCCCTTATCGCCGATGTGCATAGGGTTACTTCTAGTCTATCTAAATTACAAGAGCAATTAGCCAACTCAAACAAGATGTTGGCAAATCAAATTGCCGTAATGAATAGATCGTTTTCTGACACCCTTAGAAGCACAGGACAGTACTCCACACACTTTGTAAGCCTACAATCAGATGTCGAAAAATTTGGTAAAAATCTTGATGGCGGAAAACTTAAACTAAATCAATACTTTAACACATTTAGACAGCATGCACAGCAATCTGGTGGGCTTATAAGAGATTTAGCAAAACAGCAAGTAGCCTTACAGAACTCAGTATTACAACCGCTAGGCAGAAATGCACAAGGACTTATGCAGTTCAATGTGCACGTTCCAAGAGGGCTTGATGAAATAAAGAACAAAACCGCCATAGCAAGACAAGAACTTCAAATTATGAATAAGGTAATCCAGGATGGCGCTGGACAACTTATTAACTGGGGTAAAAATACACAGTGGGCTGGTCGTCAGTTAACAGTAGGATTAACAGTTCCTTTAATAGCTTTTGGAGCGCAAGCAGCAAAAGCATTTAGAGAAGCAGATCAAGAACTAGTTCGTTTAACAAAGGTTTATGGGGATGTTGCAGGAACTTCAGCCGCTGAACTAGGTAGAGTTAGAGATGATGTAGTTAAAACTTCAAGAGAAATATCTGCAGCAATGGGTGTATCTTTTAAAGAAACAATTGGGCTAGCAGCTGATATTGCAGCAACTGGAAAAACTGGAGATGAACTTCTTGGGTCTATTAAAGAAACGACAAGACTCGCAGTACTTGGTGAAGTAGATAGACAAGAAGCAATGAAAGCTACACTTGCAATTCAGTCAGCATTTAAACAAAATACAGATGAGCTTTCACAATCAATTAACTTTCTTAACGCAGTTGAAAACCAAACATCAACAACTCTTAATGACCTAGTGGAAGCAATTCCAAAAGCTGGTCCAGTAATTCAGGGATTAGGCGGAAGCGTACAAGACCTTGCCCTTTATTTAACTGCTATGCGTGAAGGTGG